TGCAGTCCCGTGCAGGTGCAGGCATCGCTCCCCTGGGCGAGGCCCAGACGTTCGCCAACCGCCGGATGCTCGAGGGCGCCGTCGCCTCCAAGCTCTTCGGGGGCGGCTTCGCCGTGCCGGGCCCGGCCGGGGCCAAGTTCCAGCCCATGGCCCCGCCGGCGGGCTTCACGCAGGCCATGACCGACCCCACCCAGGTCAAGGCCGCCACGGCCCAGGCCATCGCCAACGCCGAGGCGGATCGCCTCGGCGTCAACCCCCACCTGGCGCAGACCGACCTCGGCGCGCTGGGGCTCCAGGCCCCCGCCCAGGACCCCCGCGCAGCGGGGGTCGCGCGCGGCCAGCAGCTCTGGAACCAGCAGAACCAGCTCTGGGACGAACAGCTCGGGGCGCAGCGCGGCCAGGACCTGGCCAACCAGACGGGCAAGAAGATCAACCCCAAAACGGGCCTGCCGAAGGGCTACGAGCTCGACCCCCAGACGGGCGACCTGAAGAAGGAGTCCTTCTGGAAGACGAAGTGGGGCAAGGCGATCAAGTACGGCGCGCTCGGCGCCGCCACGATCGCGACCGCCGGTGCGGCCTCCCCGGCGATGGCGGCCGCCATCGCGGCCGGCAGTGGCGCGTTCCAGGGCGCGACCTCGGGTGGCGGCTGGAAGGGCGCCTTGATGGGTGCCGGGCTCGGCGCCGCCACGGGCGGCCTGGGCGGGGGCGGCGGGGCCGGGGTGGGCCAGGCCTTCGGCAAGACCGCCCTGACCCAGACGGCCAAGACGATGCTGAAGGACCCCCGCTTCTACGCCGGCGCGGTCCAGGCGGCGAGGAGCTGAGATGAGTTGGGGAGCCCTGGGCAATGCCCTGATCGGTGGCCACCAGGCCTTTCGCCAGGCCGTGGCTGAGCGCGAGGACCTCGCCCGGCGGGAGGAACTCGACCGCCGCTACCAGGCCGAGCAGCAGTATCGCGCCTCGCGCGACACCGTCGAGGACCAACGATACCAGGACACGCTGGCGCGGCAGAAGGACCAGGACGCGCAGGCCAAGGACGAGCGCCTGTACGACCGCACGAGCAACCAGCTCCGGTGGGCCAGTGAGTTCGACGCGCCCGTGGATCCGATGCTCAAGGCCAACGCGGGCACGGTCGGCCTGGGCGGGCTGATCTCTACCGAGGCCCCCCTCACGGGGTTCGCCGCGGACGCCAACAGCATCGCGGGTGGGAGCATCGCCGCCGATCGCGGTGCCGACTACGTGCGCCGCTCCCCGGGCCAGGTCGCCCAGGAGCGGACGCAGGCCAACCAGGCCCGCGCCACCGAGCTCGAGATCGCCGAGGCCACGCGCCAGCGTGAGGAGCAGGCGACGTTCGCCAAGCTGATGAAGGACCCCACGATCGACTGGGGCAACCCGAGCCGGGCGATGAGCCAGATCCTCCCGCACCTGCGGAGCCCCGAGGCCCTCTACAAGTTCTGGCAGACCAAGGACGACCTGGCGACCGGCGCCGCGCAGCGTGGGTTCATTGGCGACCAGGGCCAGTACTACCGCACTGGGGGCTCGCGCCGCGAGGCCGATCCCCCGCGCACCACCCTCGGGGGGCGCTACACCGCCGACCCCGCCGCGGCGGCCTACCTCGACAGCGCCATCAGCCCCAAGCTGCTGGACGACCTGCTCGAGGCCGAGCTCGGCCGTCCCCAGGTGGCCGGCACCCCGCCCATGACCCCCGAGCGCGCGCTCGCGCGGCGCGCGGATATCGAGAAGGCCGCCGTCCTCCAGGCCGTTGCCCGACTCCAGGCCCAGGGCCGCCCGATCCCCGCCGACCTCCTCCCCCTGCTCCAGGCCGCGCCCGCCACGGGGACGGGCAAGGGCCGGTTCGCCGACTTCTTCGCGAAGCAGCCGGGCGCCCAGCACAACAACTACTGACCATGCCCACCCCACGCGAGTTGGCCCTGCAGGCGGCCCAGTCCCCCGGTGCCTACGTCCCCCGCTCGGAGCAGGAAGCGGAGCAGGAGTTCGAGCGCCTCGTGCGCAGCGGCCTGTCCGAGGACGAGGCCTTCTCCTCCATCACGCGCCGGCTGACGCCCGAGTCCACCGGCGGCGCCGTGGTGCGCCACGGGATGGACGCCCTCTCCCAGTTCGGGAGCAACGCCCTGGGCGCGCTCGCGGGCATCCCCGCGAGCCTCCCAGGGGTGAGCGCGCTCACCGATGCCTGGGGCGATCTCCAGGCCACCAGGGACGGTGGCATGGACGCCGCGCGCCGGCGCCAGGTCGAGCGCGGGCAGGCGCTTTGGAACCAGACCGGCGGGCGCCTGGGCCGGGGGGATGTGCCGGGCGCTGTGCGTGGCGTGGCCGAGCTGGGCGGGATCCCGGCCGACCGGATGGAGGATGCCGTGGCCGGCGGCCGCTGGGGTGAGCTGGCGGGCGATGCCGCCTTCGCCGGCGTCCTGGCCAAGCCGGGCGTCCTGGCCAAGGTGCCGATCGCCGGGCGCGCGCTGCCACGCCTTCAGCAGGCCGCCAACCAGGTGGGCAAGATGGGGCGCACCACGCCCGCGCCCTGGGAAGTCCGCATCGCGGAACTGGATGCGGCCGGCAAAGCCCACCGCGCGAAGCTCCCCCAGGTCTTCCAGCAGATCGAAGCGGACACGCTGCTGCAGAAGCACCTGCGCCGTGGCGAGTCGGCCTTCACGGCCGCACGTATGGACGAGTTCCTCCAGAAGGATGCCGCGCGGAGCACGGTCAAGGAGCGCATCGGGCAGCAGCGCGTGGCCGATGTGGACCGCACCGTGGCCCAGGCCGACGCCGTGCGCGCGCGCGAGCAGCAGCTCGCGGCCCTCAACGAGCGCCTCACCCGGGGCCAGGCGGCAGGCCTCGACCGCCTGCGCCGGAACCTCGGCACCGCCCAGGACACGCGCCTCGGCACCCAGGTCGCACGCGCGGACGGGCTCCGGCAGCAGCCGCCCAAGTCCCGCTACCGCGTGCCGGATGCGCTGCAGGTGGCGTCGAAGCTCGACGAACGGCTCCGGGCGCAGAACGCCGACCGGTCGTTCGCGCAGCGGGCCACCGGTGAGGGCGACCCCCTTCGTCGGGCCGTGGCCGCCCTGGCTGACGCCACGGCCGCGGTCGAAACCGCCAAGCGCGCCGGCACCCCCGCGCAGCTCGCCATCGCCGAGCGCCGCCTGGCCGCGATCCAGGCCCAGGCCGCGGGCCTCCCCCTGTCCATCCTCCCCCTCCCCTGATGCCCATCAGCTTCGGCGCGCCTCCCCCCGAGGCGGAAGAGTCCACGCTGCGTGCCGCCCTCGACTGGCTGGGTCGCCCCGGGGCGGCCACAGCCGGCGCGGTGCGCGCGTACCAGCGCGGGGACGACCCGGTCGCGCGCGCCCTCCGCAACCTGCGGGGGGAGACGCGCGACGACTTCGATGACGTGCTCGCGGATGCGGGTTACGAGGACACCTGGGGCCGGCGCGCGGCCGGCTTCGCCGGTGACGTGGCCCTCGACCCCCTGAACCTCGTCCCGGTGGGCGGGGCCACCCGCCTGGGCGGCAAGGTCCTCGGCCAGGTGGGCGAGGTGGCGGCGCGCGGGCTGCGCAGCGTGGGGCTCGACTCGGTGGTGGAGGGCGCCAAGGCCGCGCGGAATGCGATCGGTGAGGCCTTCATCCCCTACGACCACCTGCGCGAGCTCCCCGAGTATGCCAAGAGCCGCCGGCTCTTCGACTCGGAGCGGCGCACCCTCCCGAACCGTGTGTTCGAGGATGTCGCCACGCGCTACCAGGGGCTGACCCCCGAGCAGCGGAAGATGGTGGGCCTGGCGTTGGACGCGGGGGATGACGCGGCCCTCGACCCGGCGCTCCGCGCCGTGCTCGGGCAGCAGCGGAAGGTCTACGACGACATCGGCACGACGGGCGTCAACCTCGGCATCCTCGACGAGGATGCCGTGGCCAGCAAGGCCGGCCACTACGCCCCCTACGTCTTCCGGAACGAGGACGGCTTCTTCCGGGAGGGCGTGGGCCGCGGACGCCGCGTCAACCCCACCAGCCCCTTCGCCAAGGAGCGCGAGACCGCGAGCCTGGCCGAGGCCATCGCGAATGGCGCCGAGCCCGACGCCGCTGTGGCGGCCCTCGTGCGCGAGCTCGACGGGGAGCGCTCGCGCCAGAGTGCCCAGTTCCTGCGGGACACGGTGCTGGGGCAGTACGGCAGCGTGCTCGAGCGCCCGGGCTACGTGCGGGTGGACTCGGTCCTCCCCCTCAGCGCCCGCCAGAGCGAGAGCCTCGGGCGCCGCTACATCCCGGAGGCCATCGCCAAGGACCTGGCCAAGATCAGCCAGGGCGGCGGCGAGCGCGCGGCCCTGCTCAAGGGCCTGGATGCGGTCATGCAGCAGTGGCGCACGGGCGCCACGGTCCTGCGCCCCGGCTTCCACGCCACCAACCTCATCGGGAACCTGTACAACGGGGCCCTCGGGGGCCTCACCAACCCGCTCGACATCGCCACCCGCTACGCCCAGGGGATGGGGGCGAAGAGCGCCAGTCCGGAGCTGGTCGCCTCCCTCGGCCGGAATCTGGACCCCGCGCAGATCAACGACCTGATGCGGAAGCACGGGCTCACGCCGGTGGGCGGGGCCGATGCCTTCGGCGCCGGCGAGCTCTCGAGTGTGGGCTCGACCAACGGCCTCGCGGGGAAACTGACCGCCACCCTGGACGGGACCGACACGGCCACGCGCAACCCGATCAAGGCCGCGTGGCGGGCGTACAGCGGCGCCATGCACGGCCTGGGGAACACGATCGAGGGGGGCTCGAAGCGGGCCCTATTCTACGACGAGCTCGCGAAGGGCATGAGCCCCGAGGACGCCGTCCTCGCGGTGAAGGACAAGCTGTTCGACTACGCCGAGCTCACCGATCTCGAGAAGAACGTCGGGCGGAACATCCTCCCCTTCTACACCTGGACCCGGAAGAACGTCCCGCTGCAGCTCCGCTCCCTCGTGGACCGCCCCGCCGTCCCCGCCTTCGTGGCCAAGGGCACCGACGCGCTCGAGGACCTGGGCGAGGACCGGGGCACGGCGACGCCTGAGGCCCTGCGCCCGGAGTGGTACCAGAAGCAGGGCTTCCTGCCGCTACCCTTCGGCTTCCGCGAGGGTGGCCGCGCCTACGTCAACCCCTACCTGCCGATCGCCGACCTCAACAAGATCGCGGGCCTGGGCGAGATGTCCTCCCTGGAGGATGCGCTGGGCGATGTGGTCTCGGGCCTCTCCCCCCTGATCAAGGCGCCGATCGAGCTGGGCACGAACCGGAACTTCTTCCAGCAGAAGGAAGTCTACGACAGCGCCCTCGGCTTCCTGGGCGACAAGCAGCGCGCCCCGGGGCTGCTCCAGATCCCCGGGATCCGCGACGTGGCGCAGGTCCTGCCCGGGATCTCGCGCGACCCGCAGACCGGCGAGACCGTGCTCCCGGTCGCCACCAACTACACCTTCGAGCAGGCCCTCCCCTTCCTCTCCTCGGTGGGCCGCGCGGGCCAGTCCTTCATGTCGCCGGAGGAATCCGGCAACGCCGCCGGCTGGATGAAGTTCCTCGGCCTCCCCGTCGCCGAGCGCAGCGCCGCGCAGCAGGCCCGGGATGCCACCGCGGCCTCCACCCGCCGCAAGCGCCTCGCGACCGCCGAGGCCGGCCAGGCCGCCCTCGACACCGCCACGCTGGACGACACGGACGACCGCGCCGCGCGGTTGTACGCGCGCTTCCTCGCGGGCCAGTAGGCCCGCGCCCTCCCTCCCCGCTCCACCCCCGCCCTGATGCCCTCACTCCGCGAGTTTCGCGATCTGATCGCCCAGTACCCCGACGCCAGCGATGAGGAACTCCTGTCCCTCGCTGGCGGGCGTGGCAACGCCACGCCCGAAGCCCCCTCGTTCCTGAGCAAGGCCTGGGAGTGGGGCAACGCCCCCCTCGTGGACCTGGCCGACGACACCTTCGGGGACTCCGGCGCGGGCCGCGTCGGCACCAGCCTCGTCGAGAGCATGACCTCCCCGTTGTCCCTCGCGGGGCTCGCCCTGTCCGGGGGCGCGTCCCTGGCCGGCAAGGCCGGCCTGCTGGGCCTGTCGCGCGGTGCCCGCGCGACCGAGGCGGCCCTGAACGTGCCGTACATCGCGGAGGGCCTGGGCACCCTCGCGGGCGCCGAGGACGCCGGCACCGCCGCCGGCGGCGCGATCGAAGCCGCGCTGGGTGGGTGGGGGCTGAAGGGGGCGATGGGGCGCCCGACGCAGTCGGGCGCGAGCCTGGCGGATGACCTCCTGGAGTCGCGCTTCGCGCGCGACGAGCGCGGCTCATTCCCCCTGAGGAACACGGGCGAACCGGACCTCCCCTACGAGGACATCGTCGCCCGGACCCGCGGTGGGGGCTCCACCACCCGGCTGGACGGCACGGTCCCGGATGGGACGCACAGCATGGTGGGCGGGGTCGTGCCGCCGCGGAATCTCCCCCCGGGTGACTTCACCCCCGAGGCCCTCGCGCGCTTCACCCGCGATCACCGCCGCCTGCTCGAGGAGGATCCGACCCGGGCGCTCGGCACCTGGATCAACGACGACGGGCAGATCGCGATGGACGTGTCCGACGCGGTGCCGGGGATCGAGCGCGCGCTCGCCCTCGCGGGCCGTCGCGGGGAGGACGCGATCTTCCACATGGGGACGGGCCAGGAACTCCCCAACCCCCTGTCGCCCAAGACCGCCGCGTGGCAGGAACTGGTCCATCGCTCCACGACCCCAGGGCTCGAGGTCCTGGACCCGGCGTACCACGGACGCGGGATCCCCGGGACGGAGCTCGCGAGAAAGAGCGCGCACCCCGGCACGTTCCTGAATCGCACGTACTGGAATACGCCCCGCTCGGCGGTCGAGGATGCCGTCGCCAAGGGCACCCAGCAGGGGGACATCTACACGAGCTGGGCCAAGCCCGGCACGCTCTTCAACCCGGACGACCCGGCGAATGCGGCGGTGGTCGAGGAGATCCTCGCCAAGATCACACCCCTCGCGCGTGACGACAAGGAGCTGCTCAATCTCTTCGAGCAGGAGGTCGCGCAGCGCTATGGCGGGCTGCTTTCCAGCGTGCCCACGCAGCAATGGGATCCGGCGGCGATGCGCTACCAGCCGACGGGGGTGCGGGAGGACGTGAAGACGTTTGCCCCGCGTCCGGTGGTGCGCCGGAGCTGGCTGGAGGCACTGCGGAATCCAGGGGGAACAGCGGCCGAAACCGGAAGAGACGCGCTGGCATCGCCTGCGATGGTAGCACCACTCGGCCTGGCCGGGGCGGCAGGCGCCGCCGAGGATGGGGAGGACGGGCTCTCGCCCGTCCAGATGGCACTGCTCGCCGGGGCGGGTGTCACGGGGGCAGCGCTCGCGCGCCGCGTGACCAAGCCGCTGGTCGCGTATCACGGCACGCCCCACGACTTCGATCGCTTCGACCTGAGCAAGATCGGCACGGGCGAAGGCAATCAGACCTACGGGCATGGCCTGTACTTTGCCCAGGAACCCGCAGTCGCCAAAGAGTACCAGCGTGTCCTCTCGCTGCGCCCTGGGGTCGCGCCGCCGCCTACGAAGTGGCGCGGGAAGAGCAAGGACGAGTGGCTGTTCCGCGAGGCCGAGGTCCAGACACAGCTCGACCTCAAGGACCGTGGCATCTTCGCCCCGGCCGAGATTGCCCGACTGGAGGCTGACCTCGCCGAGGCCCGCCACGCCATCGCTGCGCTCCCAGACGCCGACGGTTTCCTCTACCAAGTCGGGCTGCACACGACACCAGAGCGCCTCCTCGATTGGGACAAGCCGCTCGACGCCCAGTCCTCCCACGTCCGTGATGTGCTGGCCGGCCACAAGGTCCAGCACCAGCCCGCGGAATTGGACTGGGACGAGATCGACCCCGACCTCATCGACATCCCCAACCCCAGTGGTCAGCAAGCCTACCGCTTCATCGGGACGCGCAACGGTCTCACCAAGCCCGAGATCACCGATCGCCTGCGCGCGGACGGGATTGATGGGATCACGTACCTCGACCGCATCTCCCGGTTCGGGAAAGCGGAGAAGACGAGCTCGAACCTCGTCAGCTTCCGCGACGACATCGTGGAGATCCTGCGAAAGTTCCGGGGCCAGGAAGGCCAGAACTTCGACCCGCTCAAGGCTGCCTCCCAGGCCGGCGCCGATGAGGCCGCGCGCGCCAGCGCGCGCATGGCCCCCGCGCTGCTCGCCGCGCCCGCCGCGATGGACGAGGACGGCGAGCTGGACCCGATCGCCGTTGCTCTGGCAACGGCGGGGCTGGGCGTGGCGGGGGCGGGGCTCATGCGGAGGCGCGGCGGTCCCGCCAACGCGCCCTACGAGATGGTGGGTGACCGCCTCCTCCTGTCTACGCGCGTGCCCACGGGGAAGGCTGCGGTCGCCGCGACCGAACCGACCCGCGCCCTGATGACCGGCGTGGCCGAGGCGAGCCAGGACCCCGCCCTGCTCCGGAAGCTGGCGCTCGGCATCGGCTCGGACCCGCTCCTCTCCCGCTACCGCCCGTTCCTGGGCGCACGCGGGGGCGCCAGTCCGGCGGATGTGGTGGGGGCCTTCGCCTCGCAGGCGAGCGGGAGCATCGGCCGGCTCATCGACATGGTCCCGGAGGCGCTCCGCGCCCGGGCGGGCGGCTGGTACGAGGGCGCGCACCGCCTGGGGAACGAGCTGGGGGCGCGCATCGGGGTGTCAGGCCAGCAGGGCGCGGGCCTCCTGGCCACCCAGAGCCCGAGCAAGGACTGGAACCAGAACATCGACATCGCCAACCGCCTGGGGCGCTGGTGGCGTGAGTTCAAGGATACCGACGCGCCGTTCACCCAGGAGCACTTCGACCAGTATGCGAACGCCGCGACCCAGTCCGCGCTGGCCTGGATCAAGAGCAACAAGCTGACGGGAGACGCTGCGGCCCGGGTGCTGGCGAATGCGGAGCAGAAGCTCGCCGATGCCCGGAGCTTCATCGGTACGCGCTTCGAGGGCCTGCCCGACACACAGCGGGCCCAGATGATCCGCGCGCACAGCGAGCTAGTCGAGCCCCCGCACTACTCCCTCTACACCCCCGAGGGGGACGCCTTCCGCACCGCGACAACCGGCGACGGCACCCCGGCACTGCTCCAGTGGCAGAGCTACCCGATCATGGCGAACGGCCTCTCCGTGCTCGAGGACGACTCCCCGGCGGCCCTCTCCGCCGCGATGGGGATGGGGCACAAGGTCCGCAGCTTCTTCAACAACATCAACGTCCCGCTCGACTCCCGTAGCGTCACCGTCGATACGCACAACATCGCCGGCGCCCACTTCCGCCCCTTGGGGGGTTCGGCCCCCGAGGTCGGCGCCGTGATGGCTGGCCCCGGCAGCGCCGCCTTGGGCATCTCCGGTGGGCACGCCATGTACCGCGATGCCGTGGCCATGGCCGCCGCGCAGCGTGGCCTCCGGCCGGCGCAGGCCCAGTCGATTTCGTGGGAGGGCATCAAGGGGCTGTTCACGCCCGTGCAGAAGCGCGACCGCGTCTTCAACGCCGCGCTCACCAGCGTCTTCGAGGACTACCGCCGTGGTACACTGACGGAGGCGCAACTCTATGACCGCATCGAAGCCCTCGCCGGTGGCTTCCGGCCCGCCGAATGGGCCGCGTACCCCCCAGCGCCCCACCAAGGCGGAACGCCTTGAGGCGCTCTGCGACCCCTTCGGGCCGACCTTCCCCCTGAGTGACGACATGCGCGCGGACCTGGCGGGCTACCCGGGGCCGATGCCCCGTTCGGTGCGCCACTACATGCGCCTGCTCCTTGGCGTCCCCAAGGCGTAACCCAGCCTTGACCCATACCCCTATCAGGGGTATGGTCAGGTATGGCCCTCGAATCCATCCTCTTCTTCGGTGATGTCCATGCCCCGTTCGAGGACAAGCGCGCGCTGCGCCTGGTCCTGGACGTAGCCAAGGCCATCCAGCCCCATCACCTCGTCTGCCTCGGCGACCTCATGGACTGCTACTCCGTGAGCGCGCACTCGAAGGACCCCTCCCGCAAGGCCGACCTGGCCTGGGAGGTGGGCTACACCGAGGGGATCCTCGACCACTTCGATGCCCTGAAGACCAAGGGCAAGAAGTACTTCATCGAGGGGAACCACGAGTTCCGGCTCCAGCGCTTCATCGCCGACAAGGCCCCGATGTTCGAGGGCCTGGTCTCCATCCCCCAGGTGCTCGGGCTCAAGGCCCGGGGCTGGAGCTACACCCCCTACCGCACGCACACCACCCTCGGCAAGCTCGTCCTTACCCACGACGTGGGCTACGCCGGCCGGTATGCCGCCCACCGCACGCTGGATGCGCTGCAGCACTCGGTCGTCACCGGCCACACCCACCGGATCAGCGCGGTGGTGGAGAGCAACCTCCTCGGCGAGCCCAAGATCGCGGCCAGCTTCGGCTGGCTGGGCGACCGCACCGCGATCGACTACATGCACAAGGGCAAGGTCACGCGGGACTGGGCGCTCGGCTTCGGCCTCGGCACCCTGGACCCGAAGACGGGCTTCGTCCAGCTCACCCCCATCCCGCTCCTCGAGGTCGGCAAGTCCCTCACATGCATGGTCCACGGCGAGAAGTTCAGCGTGTAGCGCGGGGGCGCAGCCCGCGCGCCATGATCTACATCGACCACATGGTGGAGGGGCTGGAGATGGGGGAGGTCGCCTCCCCCATGCTCCATGAAGCCGAGCCCGACGAGCCCACCATCCTCCTCTACCTCCCCGATGGGTCCGAAGTCCTCGACGTGCCCTGGCGTCACCCCATCGGCTTCCGCCCGCCCTCGTCTGACGAGGGCGAGGAGTAACCCCCGCCCATGCCCGCCCCCTTCCTCGCCCTGGTCACCTGGCACGACGCCCACGGTGACGCGACACAGACCGTCTGGGAGCTCGCCCAGGCCGAGCACAGCCCCCTCGTGGTCGAGACCCTCGGCTGGGTCACGCGCGATGACGATGTGGGCGTGACGATGTTCCAGGAGCGCATCGACCAGCACGACGGCACCTTCACCTGGCGCGCGCGGGGCTTCATCCCCCGAGGCATGGTGGTCTCGGTGGTGCCCCTGGTGGGGGCACCCCCTCCGCCGAAACGGCGGAAGAAGGCGGCGTGAACGACACGGGCCTGGCGATTGCCAGGCCCCTTTCGTTTCCCTACGGCCGGCGTGCGAGCGCCGCCAGTATCTCCGCGGTCGTAGCCACCCGCGCACCCTCCGGGGCCATGATGAGGATAGGCGGGTGACACGCCGGGCAGTCGAAGTCGAGGCACACCAGCGGGAACCGCTGCCCGTTACACAACCAGCCGCGCCCTCCCGTCCACGCGGGCCCCGCAGCCGTCGCACTGGAGCGCGTCCTTGTCGCTCCCGCAGTAGGCGCACGCGCGCCGCGTCGGCGCGCGCTGGTAGATCGGCATCGGGGTCATGCCCGGGGGGCACCGGACGATCGACCCGGCCAGCGACGGGAGGTACGCCTCCTTCAGCACGCCGGCCGCCGATGTGGCCGTCATCCCCGCGGGGATGGCCCACATCATGCGCTGGGCGGCCGCGCGCAGCTCTGCCTGGCTGCTGGCCAGCTCGTGCTCCACGGCCTTGAGGAAGGCCGACGAGACGCTCACGGCTTCTCCTCCGTGACCACCCGGGCCACCGGCTGCCAGTGCGACTTGCGGACGGTCTCGGTGGTGGTCCCCACCGCCCACACGTAGCCCTGGACCTGAGCCAGGGCTTCGAGCTTGGTCGCGTACTCCCGGGTCTGGGAGGCGAGGGCCAGCAAGGCATCCCGGTCCTGCTGCCCGACCTTGGCCGCCTTGTCCAACCGCGTGGCCAGGTAGTCCTTGCGACTGTCGCTCAGGGCATCGGCATTGCGGAGTTCACAGACCAAGCGCGCCTCGACCTTGGCGATCTCGTCGCTAAGGACGGCGAGGCTGGTGTAGATCCACACGCCCATCAGGGCCTGCGTCACCAGCAGGCCGACCACGGCCCCCCAGAGCCAACTGGTCTCGATCACTGCAGCCCCCAGACGGTCTGCTGGGTGTCGGACATGCGCTCCACGATCAGGCCGAAGAGCAGGTCCAGGTAGTTGTGGGCGTCGGCCGCGCGGCCGGCCGGGCTCTCCGAGAGCGCGGCGAAGTCCGCGCTCCCATCGGCCATGCTGAAGAGCGCGTCGAGGTGCTTGTAGAAGTACACCGCCAGGACCTGGTGGGGTTCCATGCCCAAGCGCAGCGCGATGCTCTTGAAGTTGTGCAGCGCGTCCGCGTTGCCCCGGGTGTACTCCCGGGACTTGGGCGCGGTGACCCGGTCGGCCTCGGCGCGCACCAGCGCCGTGAGCTCGTGCAAGCGTTCGCGCGTCATGCGCCCACCCCCACCAGCGTGGTCACATCCTCCAGCACGCCGCGCAGTTCCTCGACCCCCCGCGCCTCGGCCTGGGCCGCGTCCGCCTCGTTCCACGGCTGGCGCCAGAGGTAGGCCGCGCAGCGCAGGCTGCGCGCGTTCACCGCCCGTACATGGGAGGGCTTGTCGTCGAGGAGGAAGACCGCCTCGGGGTGCGCCCCACACCACGCCGCCTTGTCCTCGGCGAAGAACGTCTCGGGGGCCCAGTTGGGGAAGGTCTCCCGCAGCCAGGTCTGCGTCCCACGCCGCACCTCGTGCGTGTCCGGGCGACTGGTCAGCACCGCCACCGTCCCACCCACACGCGCGGCCGCCTCGCGCGTCAACCGCAGGATGGCCTGGGCCTCGGGGTAGGCCTGGAGCGTCGCCCAGAAGAACTCGCTCGTCTCGAGCGCGGGCCACTTCGCGTCGATGAGCGCCTGGCTCACGAACTTCTGCGGCCAGTGCCAGCGGTCGAAGGCGCCCGGCGGGGGCGGGTAGCTCCACGTCAGGTACGCGTAGTAGTCCCGGTTGAAGTCCGCGAGGACCCCGTCCAGGTCGAGGAGGAAGAGCGGCGCCTGCGCCTCCTCTGCCTCACCGGCGGCCTCCTCCAGGGCGCGCACGCGCGCCTCGAGGTCCCCGAAGTCCGCCAGCAGCGCGTCGAGCAGCCGCTGGGTGTCGTTGTGCTCACTCACCATGTGGTTCCTCCGTGTGGGCCCGCTCAGGCCCCGACGAGCGCGAGCGCGCTCGTCGCCAATCCATTGCTCCCGTCGAGCATCGGCACCTTGGCGATGCTCACCATGTCCAGCCAGTTGTCGCCCTGTTCCACCTCCACCCCGATCTGCAGCCCATTCAAGCGGGGCTGCGGCCGGGTCATGATCGCCGTGAGATCCGCGGCCGCGCGCTCGGCGAGCGCACGCGGCACGTCCAGCAGGATCGAGTCGTGGACCGAGACCGCGGCGGGGAGGTAGCCCCCGAGCCAGGTCTCGCCCACCGCCAGCAGGGTGTCGCGCATCACGCACCCGGCGCTGCTCTGGGGCAGGAACGCGGTCGCGCGCTTGCTGTCCTTGCCCGGCTTCACCTTGGGGCTGCCATCCTGCAGGTACTGCAGCCTGCCCTCGTCGTCATAGGCCCAGGTGAACACGTCGAAGAAGTAGTGCCGCACGCCCCAGGGGTTCTGCAGATACCCCTCGCGCTGGGCCCGCGCGCGCACGTCGAACTGCCACTGCTTCAGCCCCGGCAGCGCGCGGAAGAGCGCGTTCTGCGACTGCTGCGCCAGGGCGAGCGTGGGGAACATGAGCTCCATGCTCTTCCACATCAGGTACGGGGACATGCCGTAGTTGCTCCCGTGGACGACGGTCTTGATGCGGTCGTACAGGTCCTTGTGCTCGGCCTTGATCCGGTCGCCCATGTCGGAGGTGAACTGCGCCGGGCTCGTGACCCAGCCCAGCTCCAGCGCGCAGACGTAGGCGTGGATGCTCTTCTTGGCCAGGTCGATGTAGGCCGCATCGCCCATGCACCAGCCCACGAGCACCGCCTCGATCGCGGAGTAGTCGGCCTGCACGAACACATGCCCCGGGCTGGGCACGAACATCTTGCGGGCTTCCTTCGCCCACTTGTTGCCACCCCGCTTCGGCTGGTTCTGGAGGTTCGGGTAGCGGGAGGCGAGCCGCCAGGTCGAGGGCGCGTTCACGTAGGTGGTGCCGACGCGGCCATCGGGGCGTGGGGCAATCGCCTCCACGTAGGTGGAGAGGGCCTTGCCGATCTTCTTGGCCAGCACCGCCTGGGTGTAGATCGGGTCCTTGTGGTTCCGGGCCAGGCGCTCGAGCTGCTTGGTGTCGAGGCTGTCCTTCTTCGTCTTGGGATTCCACCCGAGCTCGTGCCCGCGCATCACCGCGTAGGCGCGCATCTGCTCGGTGCTCCCCGGGTTGAAGCCCCAGTCCCGGACCCACTCACGGATCGCCTCGGGGCCGGCGGTCGAGAGGAGGGTCGGGCGGTACTTCGTGGAGGGCAACTCCACATGGCCCATCTTCCACACGCCCGGCGCCACCTTGCAGGCGTGCTTCTTGTTCACGCGGATCTTCCCGCAGTCCACGCAGGAGAGCACCTTCGTGGTGCTCTCGACGGGCAGCCAGGCCCAGCCCTCCTTCTCGGTGGGGCGGGCCCGGAGATCGTCGGGGAACAGGCTCGGGGGCACATGGGGCTGCAGGTCCCGCAGCGCGTTCGCCAACTCGACCTCGAACCGCGCCCGCAGCTCCGCCTGCTTCTCGGTGTCGATGCAGATCCCCCGGCGCCCGGCCTCGCGCAGCAGGGGCATCAGCCGCACCTGGTCCAGCCAGAAGGCCCACTGGCCTGTCCGCTGGAGATCAGCGGACACGCCCTGCCAGATCCGCCAGGTGATGTCGGCGTCGATGCAGGAGTACTCAGCGGCCTGGTCGGGGTCCGCCCCGAGGTGCTTCCAGGGGCGCTGGCGCGGCGTGTAGTGCGCGCTCACGCTCTCGAGCCCCTTGGGCAGGTCGGACTGGAACAAGTGCCAGGCGTCCTGGGCATCGTGATGCACGCCGTCTACGGGGTAGCCGGCGACGCGGAGCAGGGGCGCGTCGAACTGCCACGAGTTCCAGCCGATCTTCTCCAACGCGCTGGCGAGCAGCTCCCCGATCACGGGCAGGTACTGGCCCTCGAAGGGCACCGACGCGGCGCGGCCGGCGGCGTAGGCGAAGGAGATCCGGATGATCTGGTTGTCCTGGCTCAGGCCCAGGTCCGAGTCGCTCGTCTCCTGCCGCTTCAGGTGGTAGTTCGTCTCGATGTCGAAGGCCAGCGGGCCCACGCTCGCCAGCGCCTGCTGCGCCCACTGCGCGAACGCCCCCGGCTGGGGATCCTTGAGGAAGCGCCGCTCCCCCTCGATGTCGGCCGGCACGAACGTCCCCGCCGCCACATCGACCGCCCGGCGCAGGGCGAGCATGGCCGCCATCGTGTAGCGGGGCGGGTGGAGGAGGCGGTCCTCGGCCTCGTTCAGCAGGTCGTTGACGCTGTCGTCGTCCTCGGCCGCCTGGGCTGCGCCCGTGAAGGGCAGCAGCATGGAGGGCGCCAGGCAGGGCACGATGGTGGCCCAGCCCAGCGGCACCACGCGCAGGAACCAGCGCAGGAGATCGGAGGGCGGCTGCCCGAGGATGGCGCGCAACGGCTGCCCGCCCATCAGCACCACGACCTTCAGCCGCTCCCGCACCACGTAGTCGGGCAGCGCGAGCGGGTCCACGGCCTCCATGTTCACGAGGCGGAAGGCCTCGCGCTGCAGGCCGGCGCGCTTCAGCAACCGGTTGCCCATCCAGTGGCGCTGCTCCGCGGCGTTGGCGAAGTACAGCACCACCCCGTTGGCGCCGGAGCCTTCGGGCTGCTCCGGTTTCTGCTCCGTCCCCAGACTCAATCCCATGCCCTCTTATCCTAGGGGTGGGCAGGGGTAGCGTCAAGGCCTTTCCGCCATGTTTCTGCGCGCGCGGGGGTTACGCGCTGTGTCATAGTCAGAGGCCTGAGTACTTGAAGTTCTTGCGGGTATCGGCGCTACGCGCAGGTATGTGCAATAGGCGCAACAATTACGGGCGAGTGGCGTGCTTTCAGCACGCCACTGCTACGGCATCTGCACCCGGAGCGCGCGCCGGAGCAGATCGGCGGCGAGCAGGTGGGCGTACACGCGCTCGGTCACCGTGACCGAGGCATGGCCCAGCAGCTTCGAGAGCAGGTAGATGTCCCCGCCCTGCTGGAGGAAGCGCGTGGCGAACGTGTGCCGGAAGGTGTGCGTGGTGGGGCTGGGGCCGGCGCAGCCGGCCCGGCGCCAGGCGCGGCGGATCGCGTGGTTGGTGCTGGTCACGGCCTGGGTGGGGCTCGAGGCGCTGGGCCACACGCGACCGGCGGTGCGCTCCCCCACCTGGGCGAGGAGCGCCCTGCGGGCGCTCGGCCACAGCGGCACCTCGCGGCGCTTCTGCCCCTTCCCCAGCACGGCCAGGCTCGGCGTGTCCCAGGCGATGGCGGGGACGGTGAGCCCGTGGAGCTCGGCCCCCCGCAGGCCGGTGCCGAGGGAGACCGTGATCCAGCGCGCCAGCCAGGGGGGCGCGGCCGCGCAGAGCGCGTCCTCCTCCTCGGCGGTGAGCACCCGGGCGCGGATCCCGATGGTGGGCCACTGCACGCCCCTGGTCGGGTCGCGCTCGAGCAGGCCCTCGGCCTGGGCGGCGCGGAGGCAGAGGCGCAGGAGGCGGCCCTCCAGGCTGATGGTCGAGTCGGCCGCGCCGGCGGCGCGGCGGGCGGCGATGTAGGCCGTGAAGTGGGAGGGGCGGAGCTGTCGCAGGCGCCACTTCCCGAGGTGCGCCTCCACGTAGGCGCCCTTGCTGGCGGCGCTCCGGGCCACGCTCCCGGTGCGCGCCTCCCAGTACCCGGTCCACCACACCCCCACCCAGGGGTCGGGCGCGGGCAGCGCGCCCCCATAGGCCTGGTCCTGGATCGCCTGCAGGAGCTTCAGCGCGCGGGCTTCCGCGCGCGCCTTCCCGGTCTCCCGGGTCGAGCGCCAGAACTCCCGCCCGTTGCGCTGCACGCGCACGTACCAGTAGGGGGAGCCGGGGCGCTGGAGCAGGGTCGGCATGGGCTACTTCCGGGTGCGCGTCTTCGGGGGCGGGGGCGTCTGCCCCTCGGGGCCCCACGCCTCGGTGGGCAGGGGCACCCCGTCGAGCCACCAGCCACGCCCGTCGGGGGTGCGCCGGAAGCGGGGTGCCGTGCTCTCCCGCAGCAGCGTGTAGACGGTGGCCTCGAAGTTCTTCGAGCCCGTCTTCACCCCGCCCCGCAGCAGCGCCTCGCCGATTTCCCGGGTGGTGGCCGGCTCCTGCTTCACCTCGCGCAGGAACGTGGCCGCGGCCTTGGGCACACTCAGCCCCACGTACCGGTCAGTGGGCGTGCCCAGGGCGGCGAGCTTCTCCTGCATCTCGGGCAACGTCGCCAGCAGGGTCTCGAAGTTGCTGATGTTCAGGTCGAGCTGCGCGACCTCCTGGAGCTTCTGTTCCCGCAGCACGCGCAGCGCGCGCAGGGCACTCTCGAACTCTTGGACTGCACTCATGATGCACCTCCCTGGTGATGAACGTCCCAGTCTCGCCGACCGCACACCCGCGCCCGGGAGCGCGTGTGCCATAGGCGGAGATTTCCTATCCTCATCCATGGCCCCAGAGACGCGAACAGGCGACCCCTGGGGGTCGCCTGCGTGGTGCGGCTCGGGTGTGTGGGCCTGAGCCCACACACACCTAGGGCTTGGCCAGCTTCACGTCCTTGGCGGTGAGGCTGGAGTAGAACTGCGCGATGCGGTACTGCGCCTTGAGCGGCTTGCCGGTGTACGGGCTGACGCCCTGGCCGAACTCGTCGAAGCCCTTGGTGCCGCGGAGGCGCGCCTTCTTGTAGTCCTCGTTGGTCGGCGTGCCCGTGAGCTTCACCTCGTCGATGTAGCTCTTGTCGAAGGCCTCCCAGTCGAGGCGGATCGTCAGCGGCGCCTCGTCCTGGAGGAAGCCGGCGAGCGCCTGGAGCTGGCCGTTGCGCGAGCCGAGGCCGGTGGCGCTGGCGTCGTAGGCGCGGACCCAGTCGAGCAGGTCCGAGGCGGCACAGCCGTCACGCGGGAACGGCTTGGTGCGGATGTCGGCGTAGGCGATGACCTTGCGGCCCTCGAGGTTCTCGGGCGCGAGGATGGTGAACTTCTCCACCACCAGGGTCGGCCAGCCCTCGGACTCGACCCCGACGCCGTTCCGCACCCGCTGGTTCACGTCGGCGGCCGCGATGCTGATGCGGTAGTTGCCCGGGGGGATCAGCTTGAAGCCCGGCGCCTTGGGCTCGACGTAGGTCTCCTCGCGGTAGTCCACCTCGATGTCGTTGCTGTAGTTCGCGATCGTCTCGAAGATGCTGCTCATGTGTGGTTCCTCCAAGTGGGGCCGCTCTGCCCCGCGTTGTTGTCCTGCCCTACCCCCTGGGACCGGCGGGCGCACCCCCCATAGGTGCGATCCGCCGGCATGTCCAGGGCCCTACGCTGCGTGGCGCCGAGGGGATGGCGCCGATGGGTGCGTTGTCCGAACGTCCTGCGTTGGCTCTGTGCTGGTCAGGTGCGCCGCACCCCATCGCGCCCCCAGCATCTGCACCTTACGCCCCTTGCTTACCCGTTGTCAAGGGCTATGACACACCCTTGGGGGTGAAGTCGGCGCAGGACCAGCGCAGGCGCGTGCAGCCACTCTCTGCGTCCACTCCTCGGCCACAGTTTCCCAAGTGATTGCCGTCCGAGTCTTGTGCCCACAAGTCTGGGTGGGCCTCCCAGTAGACACACGCCCCACACCGCCGCCCCCGGCTGGCGAGGACTTCGGTGGCGAGGGCCTTGACCGCGTCGGCCCGCACATGCTGGCGGATCGGCTCACGCCCGGTGAACATGAAGCGGAACGTGTGCCCCTCCCACGTCTGCTCCACGTCGTGGACTTCCTCCGCCAGCGCCCGCACCTGCTCGTCGGTGAGTGTCATGCCTGCGCCCCCAGCTCTTCCTGCAGTTGCGCCAGCAGCCGCTTCTTGGCCTCCAGGTCCTTGGCCGCCTTGACCCTGGCCTTGGCGCTCCGCCGGCGCTCGGCCTCGGCCTGCTTCTCGGCCTTGGCGCGCTCGCGCTCCTTCAGGAGCGCTACGACCTGGGATAGGGTGGGCTTGAGCGGCACCTCGGACTGCACGACCAGTTTGGCCGTCAGCCCATTCCAATCCGGCAACTCGCGGATGTTGCGGGCCAGGAGGCGCACATCATCCGCCGCCATCTCTTCCCAGTCGATGCCGTCCACCACATGCGGGGACGAATAGCTGTCCTCGCTGAACTCGACGTAGACGATCTTGGCCTTCATACCTGCCCCCGCTTGTAGTCCACCGCCGCGGCGGCGATGGTCGCCCGTCCCTGCCACTGGGTCTTCATCCCGTGGATCTTGGCCACCACGGGCGCGGTGCGCCCGTGGATGACCGCCTCGTCCAGGGTCAGCCGGGGGAGGAGGCCCGCGCGGCGCAACGCGGCGCGCATCGCCAGCCGGGCCTCGATCTCCTCCGGCATCAGGTCCTTCCCCGTCCTCGCACAGTCCTCGGTGCAGAACCCCTGGATACTCACCGTGTCGCTGTACGCCCCGCAGCTCCGGCAGCGCCCCTCCGAGCGCGGCCGGGACGTGCCGGCGTCGGCCCGCGTGCGCCTCATGCCACCTCCACCTCAGCGAAGGCGGCCCACAGTGCCGCCCTCACCAGGTGCGCCATGCGCGCGTGGCCAGCCAGGGCCTCGTCGTAGGTGGCGTAGCGGCGCTGCTCCTCGTCGAGGGGCCCGCCGATCACGCGGGTCTCGAAGAACTCGGGCGTCCGCTGCCCCCACTGGTAGTCCAGGAAGAGGAACTCCGTGAGGACCCTGACCCCCTCGGCCACCTCGGTCACCGCCACCGTGCGCTGCGCGTCCTTGATCGCACTCCGGAGCGCCGCCAGCTCTGCGTGGGCGGACGGGCCCGGGTACAACCGCACGGGCCGCTTGTCCGCGCCCAGGATGTAGTCGAGCATCACAGCATCCCCCGCATCTCGGTCCACCCGCACGACTCGCAGCTCCTGCGCTGGTGCAGCGCGGTGGCCGTGTCACGCTGCCAGCGCGACCAGACGTGCTGGTGGCGGCGCACCGGGCGATGGGCCAGCCCGTACCCAAGCAGGCCCATCCCCAGGCCGAAGGCGACGTACCCCAGCCAGTCGAGGAGCATCACGCGACCTCCGCGCTGGCCTCGCCGAGGATCTCCTTGGCGTAGCGGAGCTTCGCCGTCTCGAGGTCGGCGAAGAACTGGAGGATCGCCTTGCCTGGGACGGGGTCCACGTAGTACTCGCGGACGGCGTCGGCCACCGCCGGCGTGCGGGCGCAGGCCTTGTACCGGGCGCCGGTCAGCCCATCGGGGTCGAAGTGGTCCCGCGTGTACAGGCGGTACTCCATCCCCGCCTGCTTCACCTCGGCCTGGGTGTAGCCGTCCTTCACCTTGGTCTTGCCGCCCGCCTGCAGCGCCGTGGTGGCGTGCAGCATGTGGCCGAAGATGCGGGGCAGGTTCACGCTCTTGGCACGGCCGGCCATCTCGGGGCCGATGAGCTTCTCGCCCGTGGTCCCGTCCTCGGCGCTGACCTCGTGCCCCGTCCACCACACCCAGCCCGGCAGCGCCTTGCTGCGCTCGATGCGGTCGAGCATCTGGGTCTGGGCCATGCCGTAGTGGGCCATGGCGTTGCCGCCGAACTTCTGCCCCGTGCCGGTGTTCGGCTTGTAGCGCCCGGTGGTGGGGTCGATCTCGGCGTCCATCACCATGAAGGGCGAGTCCTGCCCGATCTTGATGCCCTTCCCCGCCTGGTTGGCGAGGCCGCCCTCACGGTTGCCCATGATGTAGAGGCCCATCACGGAGAGGCCCTCGAAGATCCACATGCCGGTCTTCGCGCGCGCCTCCGGCGCGAGGGGCTTGAGCGGGGACAGGGGGTCGGCATCATCCACCGGCCACCAGCCGTCCGCGATCTGCTGCGTGACGGTGAGGGGGTAGGGTCGCACGGAGTAGTCCATCAGGTGGATCACGCCGGCATCGACCAGGCCCGAGTCGAGGTAGGTGGCGGCGCTGCCGTCCCCCACGAACACGCGGGTGTGCAGCTTGGTCGCCTTGTAGAGCTCGGCCGCCAGGGTCAGGAGGTAGGTGCTCTTGCCCGACCCCGGGGGGCCGTAGATGCCGTCCACGCGGGCGGCCTTGGTCTTGGCGATGTGCATTACACCACCTCCTGGAGGGGGGTGGTGTCCACGGCCTGGCGGTACTGGTCGATGATGTCCCAGTAGCGGTTCCACTCGGTGGGGCTCAGCTTGCCCGGCCGGGAGCAGGCGCGGAACACGAAGAGGATGTCGTCGTGGGGCACCGTGACGCCCGGCGCGAGGGAGATGCGGGTCGGGGTGTAGGGCGGTGGGGTGGTACGTGCGCTGATATTCATGCGTGGTTCCTCCGGGTTGCGCTCAAGCAACGGTCAACGAACAGTCAACCAACTCAGGCGGGGGGTGGGTCGCTCACCCCACCCACACCCGCCCGTCGATCTGGGATCCTAGCCCAGGGGCTACGCCCCTGTCAAGGGGCTATGCTTCCTCCTCGTGGTAGTCCACATCCGCGTGGTGGTCCTGGCGCGGGACGAACAGGCCCGTGCCCAGGGGATCCGCACCGCCGCCCTCCCAGCACAGGCTGATGAAGGGGCAGGGGTGGTCGCTGCCGAACTTCAGGCACGCGCCGGTGCTCTGCTCGTAGCGGGTCTGCCCGGCCGCCACCTTGCCCGCGAACGCGCGCTCGGCGTCGAGCACAGGCCCAAGCACCTCGGCGCGGAGCGCCGTGCTCGGGAGGAACACGGGGAACACGGGGAACTGGTCGGCCAGCTTGTCCGGGTAGGCGGCGGCGAGGTACTCGACCCAGGCCACCACTTGTGCCACGGTCTGCAACTTGTGGCGCGTCAGGCCCTGGCGGTAGACGGGAGTCAGGCCCACGCCGTCCGCGAACTCCAGCTTCGGGTCCGCATACGGGCTGACGAGGATGGACCCGTAGGCCGTCTCCCCCGCGAAGGCGCCGGTCTTCAGCACCGACTTCTTGCCCTTGACCATGCCCTCGTACTGGATGCCGCCCGTCTCCCCGCACACCTTCTCCAGGGCCTCGGTGTAGAGCAGGGTCTGGAGGTCGTAGAAGAACTTCTGGGCCCAGTCGGGGCTCGGGCTGGTCACGGTCTTGAAGTCCATCGAGACGAGCAGCTCGTCGGCGCGCCGGCGCAGGATCACATCCATGCGCTGCGGGATCTCGAGATCCCCCGCCGGGGCGAAGGCCCACTCTTCTTCCGCGGCCACGACGTGGTACTCCTCCAGCACGGCCGCGAGGCGGTGGCGCGTCCAGCCGTAGGCCAGGGCGAAGGCCAGCAGCCCCTCCTCACTGAGGCTGCCGAGCGCTTCCTCGGCGGCCTGCGCCTCCTCCTGGAGGTGGGCGGGGATCGAGCCGACCACGGTCGGCTCGTCACCGGCGACGTAGGCCAGGGCGAAGACGCGCGCCATCCAGGTGTGGACCTGGTTGCCGATCGCCAGGGAGGTCGGCTCCACCGCCGGGGCGTAGCCCGTGCCGCCGGCGTGGTAGCCCCAGAACCGGCGCTGCTCGCAGAGCTGGCGGTCGGCGATGGCCGACCGGGACACCCGGATGGGCTGAGGGTCCTGGTAGGTCTCGAAGTCGGCGGTGCCGTACTCGTCCGCCACCTCCCCGAACAGGGCCTCGTCCTCGGCCACCCAGGCGGTGCCGAAGGAGGGCGTGTCGCGGAGGGGGTCGGTGTGCTGGTCCGGTGCGTACTCGCGCAGCCCCTCCATCAGAGCACCTCCCAGAACTTCGCGACGTCGCTCTTGATCCCGGGGCCGGTCTTGTGCGGGCCGACCATGGCGGAGGCGAGCATCGCCTTGCCCAGCTTCTCCAGCGTGGCGATGAGGCGCTCGAATTGCTCGGCGTCCTTGCGGACGAGGGCGAGGGTGGGGGTGGGGGGTGCCGGCTCCGCCGGCGGGACGAACGTGCGCGACTGCTCCGCCACGAAACCGCTCGTGTTGATCTCCACGAGGTCAGGCAACGTCGGCTTCTTCTCGGGCTTGGCCATGGGTGGTTCCTCCGTTGATGCGCTCCCACACCAGGTCAGGGAGCTGCGTATCCGGGACCTCGGCGGTGACGCTCAGCACCGCCCGCAGGTCGTACACGATGTTCCGAAGCTCTTCGAGCTCCAGCCGTTCGCCCTCGTACAGATCGAGGGTGGTCTCCAACAGCGCCAGCGCCTCCCGCGCCTGCTGCATCTGCGGCATTCACGCCTCCACGAAGTAGGTAGTACTACTCCTCATAACGAATGGCTGAGGTGAACCGAACACGTCTGCCGCACCTCGCCCTGCTACCCTACCCCTTGGCCTACCCCTGGGTCAAGCCCCACGTTTGACATACGGGCGGGGGGTGCTGCTACCGTACTCGGAGCGTGGGACCGGGGCGCTCACCCCGCCCGCGCCAGGGGGCTCAGCGGCGCAGGTGGTTGGGTGGTTCCTCCGGCTGCGTTGCGCGGGCCCCCGCTTCCCGCTCCGCCTTGCGGATGCTGGTCCGCGCGTTGTCCAGGGCGCGTCGGTCACTCGGGCTCACGGCCGTCGTCACGCGCGCCCCGCTCGTCGGGTGCTCCCAGACGCAGTGCCGGTTGGCCCGCACCAGGATGTACCCCCTGGCCCGCATCAACCGCGCCAGGTCCTTCGCCGTCCCGCTGAATCGCTTCACTGGCTCCTCCTCGCCGCGCTGCCCACCAGGTGTAGCTCACCCACAGCACGTACCCCCCGGTCGTGCAGGGATGGTCGCCCTCGGCCCCGCAGTTGGGGCAGATGCGGCTACTCATTCCCACGCCGGGCCTCCACCTGCACTCGGTCATACGCGCGCTCGGCCTGTTCCCTCGTCGTCGTGATGCCTTCGCGGGCCTGCGTGGCCTGGATGACCGGGACCATCAACGCGCGGCGTAGGCACGGGTCGCGCAAAATGGCCCGCACATCAATGCGGCTACTCGCACGCATGCAGCACCGTACAGTCCTCCCTGCGGCAGATGCTGCAGGGGCGGGGGTGGGTGTGGCCGGGATGGTCGTCTCTCCACAGCGCGGCCTTCATGTCCGCGCGGGCCTTCTTGACTCGGGGGCGCTGCGGCTCCGTCCACGACAGGTCACGCTCGGCCTGTGCCAGCGCGGCCCGCAGTTCACGTATCCGTGCGCCCAGCCCCTCGTTTGCGTTGCCCTGTCGCTCCACTGTCACCAGCAGCCGGTCCCGCTCGGCGGTGACGGCGTCGTAGGCGGCGAGCAGCGCCAGCACGCGGTCGGGGCTACTGTGGGCGATGTAGCGGTGTGCGCTAGTGTGGACGTTTCGGGCCACCCGCACATCCCCGTAGTCGGGAAACTCTGCGCGAATCCACCGTCCTTCATACGGACAGTCCACCGCCACCCACGGCTGACGCTTCGTCCCTTCGTGGGCCTGTTCGGCTAAGGCCCGCCACTCCCTGCGCTGCTCCTGCGTTATCGGCTCACTCGCCACGGTTGGCCTCCTGCCTGGCCTTCCAACGGGCCTGCTCTTCTCGGTTCCACCGCGCCTGCCGCCGATCTGCGGCCCACTCGTCCACGGCGAGGTAGACGGGCAGCGTGAGTAGCCCCGCCACGAATGCGATTACCACCACCAAAGACAACGTCATCACGCCTCCTTTGCCGCGAGGGCGGCGTCGCAGAGGTCCAGCGTGGCCCGAATGGCTGGCGTGTGCTTCATCCAGCCCTCGGTCTGTAGGTTGGCGGTCGCCTCTCCGATGACAGCCCGCAGCCGGTCCCGCTCGGCGGTGACGGCGATGAGGGCGCGGCACACTGCCATCTGCTCCACGAGGCCCAGCACGCGGCCGCGTGTGACCTCGAACTCGGCGGCAATCTCCACTGGCGTCACCGGCTCACTCGCCACGGTTGGCCTCCTCGTATCGCAGCCGGGTCAGGCCCAGCGGCCCATCGGCTGGAATGCGCCGGTACAGGTCAACCCAGGTCGGCGGCGTGTGCGTGTACGTCGTCGTGGCGGTCCACCACTGGAGGTCGGTCACGTAGTTACCCACGGTCGGCCTCCTTCGGTGGGGCGGGGAGGGGCATCCAGTGGGTGGGGAGCCCATCACCGAACGCCATCAAATGGTCGTCGCAGCCCGCGTCCCACTCAGCCACCTGCATGGAGCCGTCAGAGAACACCACCAAGGTGTCCTGTCCCTTTGGCATCTCAGTCTCAATCGGTCGCCACTCACCCACGGTCGGCCTCCTTCACAGACTGCGCCCCTTGCATGGAACGGTTGGGCGGGTGGCGTAGAGGTACCCCGCACACACGACCGCCAGCGCGAATAGCGCCCCTATCAGCATCCACAGTGCCCACTCACCCACGGTCGCCCTCCTTCGCCGCGAGGGCGGCTCTCAACCCACAGTCACACTTCCCGTCGGTTGCCATGCCGGGTGCCCTGAGGCGGCAGGACGGCCTATGCCATCCATAAATCTCAAGTGCCTCCCGCAGCCGCGCTGCTGTGGCTTCGGCTTGCTGCGCTCGGATCTTCCACTCGACCATGTCGCTGCCGTATCCGGCGCTCGACGCCATCCACTCGTCACGGTCCGCCTTCAGCGCCGCCGCCTCCGCACGGGCGGCGGTGAGTTCCGTCGCTTGGTCGTGCGCAATGTTGCGCCAGTGCTGCCATGCCTCAGGTGGCGTCAGGTCGAACAGACAGGGCGCCCACCCTGCACTGTCCTTGCAGGCATCCATCAGATGCGTGCGCTCGGCACCGGCCGGGGCGGTCTGGACTGGGCCGAGGTCAATGACGGCCTGCCAGAAGTCGGCGACACTCTTGGCCTCGAAGGCGGCCACGCGGGCGGCGCTGAGTTGCTGCTGCAGGTCGGCCAGGGCGCGCCCCTCCAGGCTGAACTCGCGGGTGGTGGTGGTCGTGCTCATCGTGTCCTCCAGGCCCGCACACGGCGGGCGAGTCCCAGGGCGCAGAGGCTGGCGAGCAGCAGCAGCGCCGTGGGGGTGGCCTCGGGCACGGCGGCCGTCGGGCCGCCGCGCAGTTCGTCGTCGAGGGGCAGCGGCCGAGGGGCCACGGTCCCGGTCATGCGGGCACCGCCAAGGCGTCGAGGTCTTCCCGGCGCAGGAGGTGCGTGGCGAGGGCAGCGCTGTCGATGGCCCGGTCCAGGCTGGCCTGCACACGGGGCGAGAAGGCGGCCGCGAAGGCCTCGCGCAGGTGGGCGAGGAGCAGGCGGCGCACGGTCCCCCGGAAGGGGCGGCCCTGGCCGTCTTCCACCACCCAGGTGCTGCCGTCGTCATCCCAGCGCAGGACGAGGTGCGGAGGGAGCAGGGAGCCTTCCACATCGCGGTAGCGGAAGGCGAAGCGGTCGGGCGCAGTCTCGGTCAGCACGGGCACGGGCGTCAGCGTGTGGCGCACGGGGGCCTCCTCGGCGCTGGGGGCGTGGCGGTCAGCCCCCGGAAGAACCACGACAGGATGAGCAGGGCCGGTGTCGCGAGGAGCACCAGCCCCAGGAGCAGCGCAAGCAGGGTCGTCACCAGGGGGCCACCGCCTCGGTCGGGGTGGCCGCGAGGGCGTCGTCCCACTCGGCCCACAGCGCGGCCTCGGCCTCCTCGGCCTGGGCCTGGGCGAGGCAGTCGGCGCACCGGCTGTCCCCCCGCAGGGCCTCGTCCTCCCCGCACGCGCTGCAGCGCACGGGGTCCAGGCTGTCCCAGCGCGGATCCCAGATCATCAGACCGCCTCCACGGCGGAGATCAGGGGGCGCACATGGCATGAGGGGGTGCGGCTCAGGGTGACGCCGTTGTCCAGCACCTCGGCGAGGTCGGGCACGGGGAGGTAACCCCTGCCCGTGGCCAGGGGGTGGGTGACGGGCACCTCGACCTGCACCACGCGCTCCACCACCTCCTCCAGGGTCACGCGCAGGGTGACCGTGGGGGCCAGCCGCGCCACCACCGCGTCCACGGTCTCCACCTCGTAGTCGCGGAGGTACACGGTGGCCTCGGTGTCGGGTTCGGTGCGCTTCAGCCAGCTCTCGTAGGCCGTCCGCAGGTCGGCGCGGTCCTCCGGGGTCTCCGCGCGCACGATGGTCGGGACGCAGGTCCAGGTGGGACCGTAGTAACTGCTCTTCCGCGCGATTTCCACGACGGTGACCGTCATCACGCCACCTCCTGCGCGTCGGTGCGGGGGTAGGCCTGGGTGAGGAGGGCCAGCCGGGCGTACTCGATGAGGCGCGCGCGCTGCTCGGGTGTCAGCTCGAGCGTGAAGGCGACCTCGTCATCGAACACTTCCGCGTTGCGGTCCTCGCGGCTCTGGAACAGCGCGAGTCGGCCGGAGGCCGCCACGGTGCAGTAGAACGTGAAGGCCAGCTCGGGGAAGAGCGCCAGGGCGGCGTCCTCCGTGGTGATAACGTCGCCGCGCGTGGCGCGCAGCAGGATGAGGTCGGCGGGGCTGAGGGTGGACATGGGGTGGTTCCTCCGGGTACTGGGTTAGCCAGGGGTCGGGCGGCTCAAGCCCGACCCCCGGATACTACGGGCGCGTGGTGCGCGGTGTCAATACCCCGCAAGGGGCTATGACACAACGATGGTGGCGGTCGCGACCTCGGGCAGCTCGGTGACCGAGGCGACCTCGACCGAGGCGTGGAGGCCGGTCTCCCAGTCCAGCGCGGACTGGAGTTCCTCGGCGATGGCCTGGGGCAGGGTCGCGGGCAGCACATGCAGCGCCTCGGCGGCCTCGGGGATGGAGTCGTGGACGGTGACGGTCAGGGTGATGATGGTCGGCATGGGGCTAGTCCTCCTACAGTTCGTCGATGTCGGTCCCGTTGATGTCGAGGTCACGGTTCTGGTTGCCCTGCTCCAGGGCGATGGCCTGAGCGAGTGCCTCCTCCTCGTTGAGCGCCTCGACCGTGTACACCTCCGACCAGATGCCCCGCAGGCACACGGCATACGTGCGCAGCTTGGGCCGGAAGTTGGCGCGCTCCCGCTCCTGGCGCGCCAGGAGTTCCCCCCAGGTTTCGTTCGGCATGATGCGGCTCCTAGTACCCGTAGGGGTAGATGAGGACGCCGTAGAGGCGTCCGTTGACCATGACGGGGTCGAGTGCCCCGCCGACGACCGTGAACATCTCCTCGCCCAGGCACTCCTCCTCGGGGCAGTCCACCACCTGGAGGTCACCGTCCAGGCGGATGGCGGTGAGGTCGATGTGGTGGAGGACGCCGAACAGTTCCACCTGCCCGAGGAGGCGGGCGGTCGGGTCCGACTCCGGGCCTGCGGCCCGCAGGGGCATGAACCATCGCACCTGGAGGTCCGGGCGCGTCCGGAACTCGCGGGTCGCCTCGGTGCAGTCGGCGCTGAAGAGCGCGGGCAGCGCGACCTGGATATCGCCGGGGTCCTGGCCGAACTGCGACTCCTGCTGCACGGTGGGGGTGGCGCGTTGCGCCGGGTTGGTCATCATCGGTGGTTCCTCCAAAGGGGGGCGGGCGGCTCAGTGCCCGCGCCCTGGTACTCCCTTAGACGGTGGGGGCCGACCGCTGGTCGGCCCCGGCTGTGTCATAGCTCAGGCGTCCCGCCACCAGCCGTCGGGCAGGGTGGTGGTCATCGCTGGGCCTCCGGTCAGGGTCAGGGCGTGGGCGCGGCCCACACGATGGGAGCGGATGCTGGTCATGGCGGTTCCTTCCTCTGGCTCTGCCCTCGGCGGGGAGTATCCCCGCCGCGCCCAGGCTTGCCACTGGGCGCTGCGGCATTACGAGGGGCGGGGCCGTGGCCCCGCCATTGGGTCAGAAACTGAAGTCGCGGTACTCCTCACGATGGCCCAGCAGGAGACCGCGCCCCTTGCCCCGCAAGACCAGCCCGCCGGGCGTCTTGCGGAAGGTGAACGTCTGCAGCGGCGCGGCTGGGTTCGGCGTGAAGGCGTAGGCCTGCACCTCGCTCATGCCGTTGCTGTCGGTGCGGACTGCGCGGTCCTCCTGCACGGTCACCTTGACCAGCGCCGGCGTTTCCTTGACGGCGACCACGGTGGCCGCGTGTCGGTCGGTCCACATCAGGACGGTCGCCCCATCCCCGACCGCCGGGATGGTCACCCGCGCGCGCGACATGAGGTGGTTGATGGCCGACCCGGTGTCGAGGCCCAGGCGCAACATCAGCGCACCTCCCCATCGAAGTCGTAGTCCACCTCGCCCTCGTTCTCGCCGTCGGACCACACCAGCGCGTCGAACGGGTCGGCTTCATCCAGTTCGTCGCACAGCAGGTGTTCCGCTTCCTGCGCGTCAAGCGCGACCATCTCCACCACCAGGGACTGCAGGCGGGTGCGCGTGAGGGTGAATCGGTAGCGCGGCATCACAGCACCTCGGTTTCGAGCGTGGCGACCACGGCTTCGAGGGTCGCGATGCGGGTGGCGGAGCCGAAGGCCTGGGCCTCGTCGAGGGCGGCCAGGGCGGCAGAGAGGGCGTACTCCGGGCCGTAGGTCCGGAGGTAGCGGGCGGCGAGGGTGCGCGGGTTCAGCATGGCGTTAGGCCTCCTCGCGGTTCCAGCGGACGGTGGCGCGGGCGGCGGCAGCGGCGACCTGGGCGCACTGCTCGGGGGTGAGGGTCAGCACCAGCACCTCTTCGTTCTCGCTGCGCCCGTAGCGCTGCGCCTGCTCGGCACTGTCCCAGAGGGAGAGCAGGAATTCCTCCCCGTTGCCCAGTTCGCCAGGGGTCAGGGTGAAATGCAGTTGGGTGCCGTTGCCGTGGGTGCCCGCCGCATCGGCGGGGCCGTCGTGTAGGAGGTTCAGGACAGTCGTCATGGGTGGTTCGCTCCAGTTCGGGGGGAGGGCGGCTCCTGCCCTCCACCCCCTTAGACGCTGGCCCCCGACCGGTGGCCGAGGGGCGCGTGTGTCATACCGGCCTCTGCTGAGGCGGTGCGGTACGCACCGACCGACCGGCCTTGGCACCGGTCAGGAGCATTACGGCGCGGCCCCGAGGGGCCGCGAGACGGGCCGACTACGCCTCGCCTGGAGTCATGCGGGCCAGATGCGCGGCCACACGGGGGTCGCGGCGGAAGGCCTGGGCGTCAAGCGCGCCCCAGTGGACCGTCGCGCCGAGGGCCTCCCAGATGGCGCAGTACAGGCCGGGGGTGACATACGCGATGCTGCTCACTTCGTCCTCGGCGCGGTCGGGCGAGAGGAGGGGCGCGGTGTAGACGAGGCGCGCGAAGCGCGCCGGGTCGGCCGCGTGCAGCGCGCGCTTGTCCACGCGCGGCGTCTGGGGCGCGAACCGGGCGAACAGGGCGAGGGTGTCGGGCGCGCAGCCGGAGGTCGTGGACAGGCTGCTGTGCGTCCCGGAGACGTACCACGGGGAGACCGCGCCCACCCCGACGAGGCAGGCGCGCCGGAGGTCGCGGATTTTGCTGGCGATGCTGCGGCGTTCGAGGCGGGCGGCCTCGGCGTGGCGACCGGCGGCGCGCAGGTCACGGTGATGCCACCACGCGCGGGCGTCGTGGCGGATGAAGGCGAAGTCGGCGGCGGTCGGGTGGCTCATGGGATGGTTCCTCCGGTGTGGTCAGGGTGCAAGGGGGATGCCAAGGGGTGGTGTCACCCCCTGAGGGCGGTCGGGTAGGGCACCAGTCCCCCAAAGCAGTACTGCTCGGCCTGTCGCGGGGACAGGGCGCAGGCGGCGGGCGCATCCCAGCAGGGTGCCCAGTAGGTGCGCAGGCCGACATCAACCCGTTCCCAGCGGAAGGGGCGGCGCACGTTGGGCGCGGCGCACTCCCGGCGCAGGGCGGCCAGTACCTGGCCCTTGTCGGCGCGGCTTTTGGAGGCGGCCCAGAGGGTCGGCAGCGCGGGGACCAGCCACACGCGGCCGGGGGTCGGGCACGGGATGGGCGTGAGGAGGTTGGCAGGCATGGCGCTAGTCCTCGCCCAGCAGGGCGTCGAGGCGGCGGAGTTCGGCGTCGGCCACGGGCAGGTCGGCCAGCGGCAGGTCGGGCGACTCGTCGAGGTACTCGACGAGCGCCTCGCGGTAGGCGACGGGGTCGCAGCCCGCGTCGAACCAGAGGGACGCGAGGCGCAGGTCGGGCAGGAACGCGTAGCGCGGCATGGCAGTGTGTCCTTTGCTCTCCCTCTGCCGAGTGGTCGGGGCCAGGATGGTCCCGCCACTGCCCGGAGTTGGGACCGGGCGCTGGCATTACGAGCGTGGGCCCCTTGCGGGGCCACACGGGGCTAGGCGGCGGGTTCGGCCCGGTCGGCCCGCAGGGCCGACACGAAGGCGACGCGCACGGGTTCGGCGGTCACCAGCACGGCGTCCTGCTGCAGGTCGGCCGCGATGCGCTCCGCGATGGCGAGGATGGCCGCCTCGTCGGAGGCGTCCCCGAGGTAGGTGACGAGGGTGCTGTCTTCGTCCACGCCTTCCCAGCGGCCAAAGGCCGAGGTCAGGGTGAAGCCGGGCAGGGTCCAATTGGCGGAGACCGTGCTCTCGACGGTCTCCCGGGACCAGTGGGGGAAACCGGCGACGTTGTGGCCGATGGCGAGGGTGTAGCGGATGGACGGGCTGAAGGCGTTCACTTCGCCACCTCCTCGCGCACTGCGGACTGCTGAGCGAGGCCGGAAGCGCGGAAATGCACCGTGCGGTAGCTCCAGTCGGCCGTTCCCGGCACCAGCCGGTAGACCGGGATACCGTCCTCGCGCAGGTACCGTCGGGCGACGACGAAGTGGCCGTCGCCCAGTTCGAGGACGGCGTAGGGCGTGTTGATGGGCGTGGTGCTGGACATGGGATGGTTCCTCCGGGTGCAAGGGGCGGGCGGCGGCTCAAGCCGCCCGGTCTACCCCTTTATACGCTGGGCTGGGGCCGGTGGTCTGGCCCCGGTGTGTCATAGGGGCTACTGGCCGCCGAGGCCGCTGCCCATGCAGTCGGGGCAGGTGTCGTCGCTGGTCGGCTGAGCGACCAGCACCGAGTAGCCGGTCCCGCCGCAGAGGAGGCAGGGGGCGTTGTCGAGGGCCTCGCCGTCGGGCGTCGTGCGCCCGAGGCAGTAGGGGCAGGTGTGTTCGTCGGGGGCGTCGTGGAGGAGTCCAGTCCCGGCGCAGTGGGTGCAGGGGGCGTTGGCGAGGGCGGCGTAGATGGTCTGCATGGGGGTTCGCTCCTGACTCTGCCTCCCGGAGGCATTCCGGGTGCTGGCCTTGTCACCAGCTCGGGGCATTACGGGGCGCGGCCCCGAGGGGGGCCGCGCGGGGGTTAGCGGGCCATCACCTCCACCGTTCCGGCAGGTCGATGACGTAGCGGGCGAGGATGGCGCGGGCGACCATCCCGAGGACCGTGTGGCGGAAGGCGTCGGCGTAGCCGCGCAGGCCGTCGCCGCCGAAGTCGGCCGGGGTACGCTCCCCGCAGGCCCAGAGGGCCTCAGCGGCTTCGGCCTCGCCAAGGTTCGGGAGGATGGCCTGCGCGAAGGCCTGGATGTGTGCCGAGGCGGGCTGGGTGGCGTCGAAGGGCAGGAAGGCCCAGCGCCGCCCGAGGAAGGCCTCAGCCTCGCGCTCGATTTGGAAGGACTGGGCCGCGCCACGGGCGGCGGCGGCATGGGCGGCAGTGCAGGCGGCGGGCAGGGCGGGTGCGGTGGTCATGTCGGTGTCTCCGGTCAGGGGCGGCGTCGGTGCCGTGGGATTAGCGGGTCAGGGTGGCGTCGAGGTAGCGCAGGGCCTCAGCGAGGGTGGCGCAAACTTCGCCGTCGTGCCGGTCTTGCACCAGCCAGCCGCGCAAGTCGGGTTCGTGGCGGATTGTCCACTCACCGGCGGGAGTGGCGACGGTGTAGTCCCCGGCACGAAGCCGGGTGACGGGGTAGCCGTGGGGGGTGCGGGTCGGTGCCATGCCGACCTAGGGTGCAAGGGGGATGCCAGCAGAGGCAAGGGGTGAGTGTGGCATAGGGGGGACAGGCCAGCCGGGGAGGCTGGCCCATAGGGGGGACAGGCCAGCGGGCCGCAAGGGGACGGGTGGGACGGGACTGGGGCCGCAAGGGGACAGGGGTCCGTCCCCTCAGCAGGACACAGGGCAGGAGAGGGGCCACGAGGGGGGCCGAGGGGGACACGGCGGGGGACAAGGGGCCGACCTCCCCCTCCCCGCCACCCCCACCCACACCCCACCTTTCCCGCGCGCGCGACCCCCCGGGGTTTGATTACAGTGTCCAGGCATTCCGCCGACGGGTGGCGTTTCCCTGGCTGGGAAGTCCCTTGGCGAGTATTCAGCTCCTTTTGGGGGGACGAAACCCGCCTTTTCCCCCTATCCTATTGATAATAAAGGGGATACACACTATTTACAGCAGGGGGATCGAGGGGGGAGCAAAGGGACTCAGCGAAAACAGGCCGGTTTTCTCACCTCCCCAGTGGGACAACCCGGGGGACGAAGGGGCGCCGTGTGCGCCCCACTGCCTCCCCCGCCATCGTCCCCCAGATCATCCCCCGCCGGATCTGCGAAAACAGGCCTGAAAACGCTCCTCCCGCCGACCTCCCGCCCTCATCCCCCACCCTTCTTTTCCCCGTAACCCGCTGATGTGGCGGGACTTAGCGCCACAAACCCCTCATCATCCCCCTTCCGCAGCGCTCCGCCGGGGGACGCGGGGGGATCGAGGGGGAGGTGGCCGCCATGCGGCCACCCGCTTGACTCTACCCCCTAGAGGGGTGGTACGGTCAAGGAGTCGGGGATGAGCGCCCGACCCCTGGGGCCCCACGGCGGGGCCCCACATCCCGGAGGAACCACCCACCCATGGTCGATATCACCACGCTGGGGCCCGATGTGGTCCTCAGCAACCCCCAGTTGGCCCCGCCACAGGGGTCCATCGTGGCCGGCATGGCCGGCGACAGCCTCGCCTTGCGCAACGCGCTGACCAAATCGCAGCTCCGGGCCATCGCGACGGCGGCCCCAGCCGCCGTCGTGGAGGACCTCATCATGGAGGGGACCGTCAACCTCCTGATCGGGGACTCCGGCCTGGGCAAGACGCCCCTCCTCGAGCAACTCGCCATCTGCGTGGCCACCGGGACCCCCTTCCTGGGCCTCGATACCCAGCAGGGGAAGGTCCTCTTCTGCGATGCGGAGTCCGCGGGCTCCCATTTCGTGGGCTACATCCGCGCCCTGGAGGACTTTCTGGGCGTGACACCCGGGGAAGAGGACATCCGCTACTTCCTGGCCAACGCGCAGGTGGCGGAAGAGGCCCTGGGGGGCGAATTCGAGGCGAAAGTGGGCGACCTGGTGGCCGCCGTGGGCCCGAAACTGGTCATCATCGACTGCCTGCGGCCGTTCTGGCCCGATGCCGAGCTGAAAAGCGAGGTCGCCGCCCGTGTGATGCGCAATTTGCGGCAAATTGCCACGAAAGCGGCCTGCGCCATCATCATCGTCCACCACCGGCGCAAGGAAGCGCGCCTCCAGAAGGGCATCGACCCCCCGAATTTGGAAAGCAACCACCGCGAGTGGCTGAACGAGGCCGCCGGCACCCGTGCGCTCATCAATCAGAGCGACTGCCGCCTGGGGATCGACATCGCCAAGGGCGCGGGGACCGCCTACCCCGAGGAAACCTACTGCATCGCGGGCTTTTCCAAGCACGAGGGGGACATTCTCCCCACGTACTTCGAGCGCGTGTACGACAAGAACGGCCGCCCGCGCGGCTACGCCCCCTCCGTGCCCGGCCTCACGCAGGAACAGGCGCGGATCTTCAACGCCCTGCCCTCCCCCTACACGTTCGGGGACGTGTTCAACGAACAGAAGAGCCGCTCGCGCAAGACCGCGGGCCAGCTCCAGAAGCTCTACGTCCAGGCCCGCCTCGCCGAGGGCCGGGGCATGAACAAGAACCGCCACTTCATCAAGAAGGTGGACCATGTCGATGCCACTTTGTAGCCGCCAGCCGGGCGGGAACCTGGCCCTATCCGACCACGCGCGGAACGTGGCGCGGGCGGGGAGCGACACGGAATGGGACCAGATCGAGGCCCAGTTGCTGGCCGAGGTGCGGCGGGGGTACGCGCTGAACCTCCTGGTGGGGCTGGGCGTGGGATTCCTGCTCGGCACGACCGCCGCGTGGGTCGTCATCAGCCTCATCGCCCTGGGGAGGGCCCTGTGAGCTACGCCACCCTGCCGGCCTCCCTGGCCGAGACGGAGGAGACATGCAACTGAGTTACGAGACGGTCATGGCCCTCTGGGCCGTCGGGATCACCACCACCCTGGCGGGCTTCCTGTGGCTGGTCGCTGCGGTGCGGGACGACTACCCCACCGCGGACAAGGCCCTGGGCTGGTTCGCGCTGGCCAACATCGCCGGCCTCCTCCTCTGGGCCTACAAGACCCTGATCCTCGGATGACCGGCGGCTTCCACTTCGGCCTCTGGGAGCGGGACCAGGCGCAGGCGGGCCGGCGGCTCCACGCACGAATCACGATCCCCGCCCGGCCGGAGCCCAAGGAGCGCCACCTGGCCGCCCGGCGCGCCCGCTACCGCCGCCGGCTCGAGCTCCTCGGCGTGCGGCCGGCGAGCCTCCGGAAGTACCTGGACCGCGGCTTCCCCGGCCCCTTCCTCCGCGCCTGCCGGATGGAGATGCGGCGGGTGGTCTGGGACCTGCGCTACCGGGGGCGTGGCTAGGGCGTCAAAAACTTGACACCGCACCCCCTCCGCCCCTAGAATGCAGAGAGTGGTTCCTCCCCCTGCGGTGCGCCATGGCGCACCGCGGGCGCTCCCCCGCCCCATCGGGTAGGCCTGGGCCCCCTCCCCCCAGGTCTACCCCCCTCCGCCCGCCTTCCGGCGGGCGATGCCAAGCGCGGTGGCGTTGGTGGGTGGCGCAGCCACCCACCCCCACGATGCCCATCAGCAGCACCACCTTCGACTCCGAGCGCGCCAAGGCCGCCCGCGGCACCGGCCCCCGGGGTGCGGGGAACAAGCCCACCCGTGGCACCGTGCGCGAGGTCCGGGCCCACAAACTCCTGAACGCCAAGCTGGCCGGCATGACCACGAAAGACGCGGGCCAGTTGGTGGGGCTCTCCGAGCGGCAGTCCCAGAAGGAGCTGGCCTGGATGCAGAAGGCCGGCCTCCTCGAGAAGTACGAGGACCAGGTGGTGGGGCTCATCCCCTCCGCCGTCAAGGTCGCCGAACAGGCGCTGACCAAGAACGATACGAAGGTCGCGCTCAAGATTCTGGACATTCTTGTCCGCCTTGGTGAGCGCGCGGAAGCGCGCTCCTCCAAGGACCAGGACCGCTCAGCCTCCCTGAGCGACTACATCGCGCGGCTGCAGGTCAAGGCCGCGTATGAAGCGGCCGCTGGGGCCGGGAACAGCGACACGGCTGGCGCAGAAGAGCCCCCGATCGACGCGGAAGTCCTGGCCCCAGACCCCTCCCCCGAACCGGACACCGAACCGGACACCGCATGCCCCTGAACGTCACCGCCTCCCAGACCATGGGCCGCCGCCGCCCCTCCACCATGGGGCGCAATCTCCACGTCTCGGTGACCACGGCCCCCGATCCCGAGACCGGCACGCCCCTGGTCACCGTCTCCGGCCCCGACGGGCTCTCCGCCAAAGCCCCCACCCAGCAGGCCGCCATGGAGCAGCTCAACCGGAAGATCCAGGCCGCCATCCACACCCCGCCCGGCTCGTCCTCCAAGAGCCTCTGATGCCCGACAGCCGCCAATCTGCCTTCGCCGAGCTCAAGACCCGCGCCTTTGCCCACCTCTCCGCCCAGCACCCCACCGCCTCCCGCAAGCACCGCCGCGCCGCGGCGCGCCTGGCCGCGCGGGGCCTCGTGGCTGAGTTTCGCGCTGTTCATCCTGCCCTGGTGGACTCCAGTGCCTGTGTGGTCGAGCGCGACCCCTACGCCAGCGTCGATGTCAGCGCCGCGGAGTGGGACAGCCCCCAGTGGGCCGAGGTCCGTGCCGCCTACGCGCGCGGCGAATGCGCCGAAGCTGCGGCTCTCGAGGCAAGTCGGCCCCGCCCCGCTTGAGCTCACCGTCCTCGCCTACCGCTACCCGGACCCCGCCGACCGGAGCTGGCGCACCACCCTCGAGCGTGATGGGGATGACGACCCCCTGATCGTCTCGGAGAACAGCGTCGAGGGCCTGACCGGGGACATCGTCAAGCGCCTGCACTGGACCGTGTCCGAAGCCGGGGACTACACGGTCACCACCTGCATCGTCCCCCGCGGCGCCTGCGCCACCGCCCGCCTGGCGGTCTCCGGCACCACCCCCTGAATGCCCAGCGCTCGGATCCCCTTCGCGGTCGCCATCAGCGATCCGCTGCTGCTCAAGCGCCAATGGGAGCAGCTCTCCCGCGCCCAGCGCGTGGTGCTGAAGGCCTTCTACGGCCTGCCCCTCGACGGGGAGGAGGACCACCGCATCTGGTCCGCCATGCAGGGCGCCGGCGTCTACGACGAACTCGGCTACCTGAAGGACATCACTCACGACGTGCCGTATGTGCCGCGTGAGTACAACGAACTCTGGGCCCTCGAGGGGCGCCGCTCCGGGAAGACCACCGAGCAGGGCGCCCTGATCAACGCCTACGAGTTGCTCCTCGGCGGGCACACCCAGTACGTGAAGGAAGGGATGCCCTGCGTCGCGCTCCTGGTCGCCCAGACCAAGGACATCGCGATCAAGAACCTCACCTCGATCCGCCTGGTGATCGAGAGCTCGCCCCTCCTGCGCGGGGAAATCGCGAGCTTCACGCCCGAGGTCATCCGGCTGAAGAACGGCATCGTGATCGAGGCCGCCTCCCCCAATCTGAAGAACCAGCGCGGGATCGCGGTGCCCCTCCTCACGATGGACGAGGTGGCCTTTTGGTACTCCGACTCGGAGAGCGCCAACCCCGACTACGAAGTCGTCCGGGCCATCACCCCCGCCCAGGTGCAGTTCCCCCACGCCAAGCGCTTCGGGATCTCCTCGGCCTACATCCGCGAGGGCATCCTCTACGACGCCGTCAGCGCGGGCACCCTGGGGTTGAAGACCAACGCCGAGAAGCTCCGGAAGCGCTACGCCCGGGCCCTCGTGATCGAAGCGCCCACCGCGCTGATGGGCAACCCCCGCGTGACGCGGGAGGCGCTGGAAGCCGAGCGGGACATGGATCCCGACGCCTTCAGCCGTGAGTTCCTCTCCCAGTTCTCCGATGCGGTCTCCGGCTTCCTGTCCCGGGCCGCGATTGAGGACTGCGTGGAGAAGGGGGTGCGTGAACACGCGCCGATGCCCCGACCGGGCAAGCCCCTCGATCCCACCCCCACCTACGTGGCGGCGATCGACCCGGCCTTCCGGACCGACGCCTTCCCCTCCGTGGTGGCCCACTACGAACCGGCCAAGGGGGTGGTGGTCGATGCGCTCCGGCGCTTCCTCCCCCTGCGCGGGGCCCGCTTGAACCCCGACGCGGTGTTCCTCGAGCTCCTCCCGCTGTGGAACGACTACCGGGTCGAGCAGGTCCACAGCGACCAGTACCAGTTCGAGACCCTCCAGCAGCTCGCGTTGAAGTACGACATCGTCCTCTCGGGCACCGACTTCACCGCCCGGAGCAAGGCCAAGATCCTGGGCAACCTGCAGCAACTGATCAACCGACGCCAGATTCGATTGCCGGATCCGGCCGCGTCCCCCGAGGCCGCGATCCTCATCGAGGAGCTGAAGCACCTGGAGCGGAAGATTAGCCCCAACGGCTCGGTCACCATCGCCGCCCCGGCCGGCAAGCACGACGACATGGCGATGTGCCTGGCCCTCGCGGCCTTCCACGCCACCCGCGATGGCGAGTCGGGCTGGCTGGCCCCCACCGGCGACCTCGACCTCCCCGAGGAGCACCGCGTGAAGACCCCCTTCGAGAAAGCGACCGCCATGCTCAAGGCCCGCAGCGGCGACCAGAGCTGGGACTGATGCTGACCACCCGCCTCCTCTTCTACACGGCCGTCCTCCTCGAGCGCACCTGGCGCGCGCTCCGCGCCCCCCTCACCTGGTGGGAGTCGCGCGTGGCCGCCCAGCGCGCCCATGAACTGGCGCTCCTCGAGCGCCAACTCCAGGCCCAGCACGGCATGGTCCGCGCGATGGCCGAACTGATGCAGGGCTCCCTGGACTCCGTCGCGCAAGCGACGGCCGCCCAGCAGCAGTTGTTCCAAAGCTGGCTCGACGGGTTCAAGACGACCGACGTGCCCATCGCCACCACGATGCGCGAGACCGACGAGATCAAGATGGCGCTCGAGCGCGAGGCCGAGCTGCTGGCCGCGCAGGGCGTCCCGGTCCACCTCACCCCCTTCGACACGGTCGAGTGGATGAACAGCCAGGTGGGCCCCGCCGCGACCCTCACTAACCTGGGCGTCGATGTGGCCGCGATGCAGCGGCACCTCCAGTAACGCGCCATGGAACCACTCGCCCCCCTCGATCCCTTCCTGACCAAGCCCGTCCCCGGCATGGCGCAAGCGCCGCCCGAGGAGGCGGAGCGCGAGCGCGTCAGCAAGGTGGACGAGTTCTTCACCCAGGCCCGCTCCGATCGGCGCGCGCACGAGATCCAGTGGTTCCTGAACGCGGCCTTCCTCCGCGGGCAGCACTACGTCCAGTGGAACGAGGCCCAGGCCGCGCTCGAGCTCACGCCCGCGGCGCCCCACCGCATCCGGCTGGCGATCAACCACGTCTACGCCAAGAACAAGATGCGCCAGGCGCGCTTCCTCCAGACGCGCTTCGAGCCCCTGGTGGTGCCCGCCTCCCTCGATCGCCAGGACAAGCTGGACGCGCGCGCCACCCTGGGCGCGCTCAAGTACATCAGCGCCAAGGAGGGCCTCGAGAAGAAGTACCGCCACGCCCTGAACTGGTCCTGCACCACGGGCCGCGGGTACTGGTGGTTCTACTGGGACGAGTCCAAGCTGGGCCGGGTCAAGCTCCCCGCCGGCACGCTGGGCCCGCAGCAGCTCCAGGAGGAAGTCCTCGAGCTGCCCCTGGGCGACGTGTGCGTGGAGGTCGGCTCGCCCTTCGAGATCCTCGTGGGCGACCCCGGCCAGCCCTCCCTGGCCGAGCAGACCAAGGTCATGCGGGTCAAGCTCCGCCATGTGGACGACCTCCGCCAGCGCTACCCCGAGCACGCCGAGCGGATCAAGGCCGACGCCGGGCCCCAGGAAATCTTCCAGTACCAGCGCCAGATCGCGAACCTGGCCACGCGCACCTACTCGGGGGTGAGCGGCGCCGCCACGCACCAGGGCGGCCCGGAGAAGGCCCAGAAGGACTACGTCATCGTCAAGGAGCTCTTCGAGCGCCCCACCGCGACGTTCCCCAAGGGGCGCTACACCGTGGTGGGCGGGGGCGTGCTGCTCCGCGCGGAGGACCAGCTCCCGTATGGCTTCCACGACATGGCCAACCCGTTCCCGGTGGTGGAGTTCCCCGACACCGAGTTCGCGGGCCAGTACTGGGTGCCGACCGTCGTCGAGCAGTTGATGGCGCTCAACAAGGAGTACAACCTGATCCGCTCCAAGGCGGCGGAACAGATTCGGCTCCAGGCGCACCCGAAGATCATCGTCAGCGCGCTCTGCAAGTTCCCGGCGAACGCCTGGACCTCCGAGGCCGGCGAAGTCATCCGGATCCTCACCCCGCCGAACGTGCCGCCCCCGATGGTCATCCGCCCCGAGAACATCGCGGCCGATGCCTGGCGCCACCTCGACATCATCCGGCAAGAGCTGGACACCATCCCGAATTTGTACCCCACCGCCGCGGGCAACAGCGCGGGGACCAGCTCGGGGTTCCAGGTGAATTTGTTGCAAGAGGCAACAAATTCTGTCCACGCGCCCGACATCCGCAACCACGAAATGGCCTGGGAAGAGGCCATGTACAAGCTGCGGCGGATGATGAAGCAGTACTACGACGTGTCCCGCATGATCGCGGTGCGCGGCAAGAACAGCGCCCCCGAGGTCTTCGAGTTCTCGCAGAACAACATCGACGAGCACGCCGAGATCCGGATCTTCACCGGCAACGCCCTCTCCTCCTCGCCGGCCGTCCGCACGAAGCAGGTGATGGAGCTGTTCGCCACCGGGATGCTCGGCCCCCAGGCCGATCCGAAGACCGCCGCCAAGGGGTTGAAGGTCATCGACCTCGACGGCGTGGGCGAGCTGCAGGACGACATCCGGCGGGATGAGGAGCAGGCCAGCCTCGAGAACACCAAGTTCGAGCGCGGCGCCCAGTTCCAGGAGCTCCCGCCCCAGCCGTGGGACAACCACGAGCTGCACTGGGAGGTCCACACCGCCCTGTTCAAGAGCCCCGAGTTCGAGGCCTGGGACCTGGCCCAGAAGCGCCAGGCCATCCTCCACGCGGTGTACCACGCGAAGTACGTCAACCCCACCCACGCCTACAACCTGGCGATGGAGCTGGACTTGCAAGAGCTGATGCCCATGCTGGCGCCCCTCGTGGCGCCGCCGCAGGCCCCGCAGGGGCCTGAGCAGGGCCCGCCCCCGGGGCAGGCCCCGCCGCCCCCCGGGCCCACAGATCAGGCCGCCCCTCCGGCAGCCTAGCGCCGTTATCACGTAGCGCATTGGAAGCGCGCCCGGCTGGAAGGCCGGGAGGAGCCCGTTCGACTCGGGCCGTGTTAACCCTCGGCCGGCGCCAGCCGGCCAGTCGGGACACCCCTGGATCTTCCCAGGGCTCCCGGAAGTCGCGCCGCCCGGCGCGCCCAGCACCCCTCTGGGACTGGCTCGTAGGACACGCACCACCATGAGTGAGTTCAGCGGTATCGCGGCCCAGGTGGCCGCATCCATGCAGGCGGCGCCCCCGTCTGCGCCCCCGGCTGCCCCTGCGCCTCCCCCGGTTGCCCCCGGTGGAGCACCCGCCGAGACGGCCATCCCGGTGCCGGAGGCACCGGCCGAGGCCCCCGTCCCGGTCCTCGACGTGCCCGCCCCGATCCCCTTCGAGTTCCCGGACGATGCGCTCATCGACCTGGGCAAGGGACACATCGTGTCGGCCCGCGAGCTCCGGAAGAACGGCCTCCTTCAGAGCGACTACACGCGCAAGACCCAGGCCCTCGCCGAGGAACGGAAGACGTTCGAGTCGAAGGCCGCCCTGGCGGAACAGGCGGAAGCCCTCCTCCAGGAACGGCAGCAGATCGACCAGTTCCTGCGCTCGGATGATGCGGTCCTGAGTTATGCCCTGGAGGCCTTCGGCCCCCAGCGCGTCGTGCAGCAGCTCCAGGCACGCGGCCTCACCAAGGCCCAGGCCACGGCCGCCGTCGCGGCGGCCGCCAGCCAGGCGGACGGTGCGCCCGTCCAGGCCCCTCCGGCGGCACAGCCGCCGGCGGAGAACCTGGTCACGGTCGAGCAGTTCCAGCAGGCCATCGCCTACCTCCAGGCCCAGCACCAGCAGCAGCTCCAGAACCTGCAGGTGGAGGCCGCCAAGATCACCGAGCAGAAGATCCAGCAGGTCGAGGACGACAAGGCCCTCGCGACGTACAAGGTCGAGTTGGACCGCCACATCGGCGCCATGGTCCAGTCCGATCCCTACCTCGCCGCCACGCCCTACGTCGAGCAGGTCTTCCAGTTCGAAGTGATGCGCGCCAACCCCCAGAGCTTCGAGGAACTCCAGCAGGTCCTCCGGAGCACGGCCCAGGCGCAGGTGGCCAAGTACCAGCAGGCCGAGCAGTTGCGCCGCAAGGTGCAGGCCGTCACGGCGCCCCAGGCGCCGCTCTCACCCACGGTGGGCATCGAGCCCCCCGGGGGTCTCCCGGTGACCCCCAGCCCGACGCACTTCTTCAAGTCGGATGGGTCCGCGGACTGGAAGCGGCTCGGTGACGCGGTCACCCAGTCGATCGCCGCCGCGAACGCCGCGATCCGGTAGCCCCCGTTCCCTCCCCGCAGTTCCCCCCGCGGGAGGCCCTTCTGGCCTCCCCCTAGGACCCTCCCATGCCACTCAACCTCGATGCGGCGTCCAACGCCCTGAAGAACTACTACCTGCCGGTCATGCAGAAGCTGCTGAACAACAGCACGGTTCTGCTCTCGATGATCGAGCGCGACTCCACGACCCAGGACGTGTACGGCAAGAACTTCACCGTCGCGATCCACAAGGGGCGCAACCTCTCGGCCGGCCGCGGTACGTCGGACGGCGGCGCGCTCCCGACCGCGGGTGAGCAGAGCTACGCCAACGCGATCGTCCCGAACAAATACACCTACGCCACGATTCAGGTGACGGGCCCGACGATCCGCGCGACCCGCGACAACGCCGGCGCCTTCGTGCGCGCGGTGGAGTCGGAAATCCAGGGCGTGATGGTGGACATGAAGCGCGCCATCAACCGCCAGTTCCACGGCGACGGCAAGGACGCGCTCGCCTACTGGACCACGAGCGACAACACCCTGCCGGCCGTGGACGTGGACGACAACCAGGGCACCTCGTTCACCCACCTCCCGGTGGGCCAGACGGTGGTGTGCGACCTGGTCAACAGCGCGACGCACGCAGGCCTCCGCAACACGGGCGTGCTGAACGTGACCGTGGGCGCCGAGAACGCCACGGGCACCTCGACCGCCATCGCGGTCACGGGTGGCTCGGTGGCCTCCACGGCCGACGGCGACTACCTGATCCTCAACGGTACGCTCGGCCACCAGAAGATGGGCCTGCAGGGCATCATCTCCGAGATCGACCCGGTCGTGCCGCCGGGCGGCGGCACCCTGACGGGCCTCCACGGCCTGGCGGTGGGCACCGAGACCTGGTGGAAGTCGCAGATCGTGGGCAGCGAGGCCGCCAAGCGCGACCTCTCGTTCGCCGACATCCAGCGCCTCTTCTCGCGCATCGGCAAGAACAGCTCGTACAGCGAGGCCGACATCAAGGCCCTGCTCTGCTCGTACGAGACGCGCGACAAGTACGTCGAGCTCGCGACGAACGAAAGGCAGTGGTTCAACACGCTGACGCTGGACGGCGGCTTCAAGGCGGTCGATCACAACGGTGTGCCGCTGGTCCCGGACAACCAGTGCCGCCGGGGCACGATCTACGCGATCGTCCCCGACGCGCTCCGCATCTTCCAGACCTCGGACTTCGAGTGGATGGAGGAGGACGGCGCGGTGCTCTCCCGCGTGAGCGGCGTGGACGCCTACGGCGCGACGCTGTTCCACTACGGGGACCTGGCCTGCGTCAACCGCCCGGCGCTGGGCAAGCTGGTCGGCATCAACGACTAGGCGTAGGACCCGGGGGCGGGCCGTCAAATTCTTGACACCCGCCCCTCCCTTCCCCTATCCTAGGAGTAGAACCCATGTCGATTTTCCCCAAGCGCGTCAAGCTCCAGCGCACGACCGCCGACGAGCTGAACTTCGGCCCGTCGGGCACGCTGGTCCGGATGCTCACCGCCAACACGACCTTCTCCCGGATCACGGGCGGCCAGGAGGGCGAGGAGCTCACGCTCATCCTCCAGCAGGACGGGACCGGCTCACGCACGGCCACCTTCCCCGCCGCCGTGGTGTGGGTGGGCGGCGCCGCGCCGACCCTGCCGACGGCCACGTTCGATGCGGTGATCATCAAGTTCTTCAAGGTCGGCAACCAGTACTTCGGGATCACGCTGACCGCCCAGGTGGCGACCGCGGCCAACACGGCCGCGCACCTCGCCCTCTCCGCCCAGATTTGAGCGGACCACAGGGCCCCCAACGTCGGGGTCGAATAAGGCTGAGCCGCGGCCGGCCGCAATAGACGTGACCTGGCGGGGGAGAGACCTCGCCCACATGGTGCGCCATGGACTAACGCAAGTCGCCGCGCTACGCACGCGGCAATGCGGGTTCGAGCCCCGCTGGCCGCCACCCCACCCCTTATGACCCCTACCGACTTCCGGCGCGCGCTCGCGCGCGAGTTCCCCGACCTCCGCCTGCGGTGGTCCGATGCCCGCCGGGCCTGGCTCCTCGAGGCCAAGGCCGGCCGCGGGCTGTTCGACGTGGAGACCGCGACCGAAGACCGCCGGCGCGCGGACGAGCGGGTCCAGCTCCGGGACGGGTACCGCCTGTTCATGGAGCTGCGCGAGTACCCCCAGATGCCCTGCCACGCTTGCGGCGCGGGGCTGAAGTTGAAGCCCTTCACCACGCTCCAGGCGACCTGCCCCGTGTGCCGCTACGTGCATACGGTGAGCTGCTTCCCCTTCGGGGATGTGCTCCTGGACGAGCTCCGGAAGCTCAACCCCAAGGGCCCCTACCGCGACCGGGTGAAGGCCGAACTCGACCGGGAGAACGCGCGCCGCACGGCCTCGGCCGAGCGCGAGGCGTCCACCGCGATCGAGGCCTCCACGTTCGACGACTACAACCTGCTGGTGGGCATCCCCTCCTTCGGGTACGCCGGCAAGACCGGGGCCTGGGTGGGGGCGCCCGCCTCCCCCCTGACCCCCCAAGGATCCCATGCTGCCTGAATACCTGGGCGACCCCTTCGCCTCCGAGAAGATCACGGTGGGGGCAGGCGCCACGCCCCTGACCTTCGCCACCTACACGTCGGGCAACCACAAGGCGAAGAACGCGGTGATCACGTCCGACATCACCACGGACTTCCGCTTCACGATCGACGGCACCACGCCGACCGCCACCGACGGCCACTTCGTCGATGTGAGCGTGGACCGCAACCCGATCGTCCTCCGCGGCTACCAGGCCATCAACCGCTTCCGGGCGTTCACACAGAACGCCGTCCTCTACATCACCTACTTCCGATGATTGTGCGCCTCATCGCCGCCACGCTCCTGGGCATCCTGCTGGCGTTTGCCGGCAGCGTCGTGTACACCCGGGCGATTACCCCCGCCCAGGGCAAGCTCGAGGCCGGCGCCACCGCTTACGGGTGGTTGGCGTCGCCGGCGGGCGACGCCACCAAGGAGAACCGGGCCGCGGTGCTCGAGCGCCTGATTCAGCGGGAGCTCGAGAAGTGAACGCCCGGCACGTCCTCGAAAGTCTGATGGACGAGCAGTTCCCCGAGGGGCCCTACCTCGATCTCGAGGGGCTCCCCCGGTCCTTTCCCGCCGAGTTGGTCTGCCCCTGCGGGGACGTGCCCTACGTCGTGGCCGTGCCCAGCGATCCCCTCACCTGCCCCACCTGCGGCGCCCGCTACCTGGTGGCCACGCGCCTGACGCTCCTGCCCATCGACGCCCATGGCTGAGACATACTCCAAACGCAATATCCTCTACACCCAGTCGGCCTCGGCCGCCACCGAGGTCAACTGGGCCCTGGCCCGGCACGTCAAGCTCGAGCTGAGCTCGGCGGCGGTGGTGGCGCGGATGCGCGGGGGTTCGGAGGGCGAGGAGCTGCGCCTCTTTGTGCGCCAGGACGCGGTCGGGAGCCGCACGCTGACCTGGCCGAGCAACGTGACCTGGGCCGCGGGCTCCGCGCCGGTCCTCAACGCAGCGCCCAACGCCATCACCATCCTGACCTTCTGGCCCCTGGGCGGGGTCTACTACGGCGCGATGGTCGGCGCCGCGGGGGTGGGCGGGGGCGGCCTGGACGACGGCGACAAGGGCGACATCACCGTGTCGGGCGGCGGGGCCGCGCTGACGATCGACAACGGCGCGATCACCAACGCGAAGATCGCGGCGAACACCATCTCGCTCGACAAGATCGACGCCTCGACGTTCCCCCCCGACGCGCACGTCCACACGACGGGCGACTTCGCCGACTTCAGTGTGGCGACCCCGGTGGCGGGCCAGTTCCTGCGGTGGAATGGCACCGACTGGGTGAACGTGACGCCGACCCTGGCGGACTTCGGCGACGTGGCCGAGATCGTCGGCAGCGAGGGCGACTTCCTCGTCTACACCGGCGGTGAGTGGGTGAACAGCGCGACCGCCGCCGTGCGGGGCCTGCTCAACCTGGCGGCCAACGAGCGCGCGGTGGACTGGGGCTGGGGGCACAGTGCGCCCGCGGTCCAGACGTACACCATTCGGCGCTCGACGCGCTACGGCGGCACGCTCACGGGGCTCCAACACGAGCTGCGCTCGGGGACCGCGACCGTGACGGTGGCGATCAACGGCGTGCCGGTGACCGGGCTCAGCGGGGTGGCGGTGAGTGCGACGCCGGCCGCGGCGACCGCGACGGCGCTGAACACGTTCACGGCCGGCGCGCTCATCACGATCCAGTTCACGGCCGTGTCCTCGCCGGTGGACTTCGCGGCGGCCCTGACCCTCACCAAGGCGGCCTGATGAGCGCGCTTCGCATCATCGCGTCGCTCGATCGGCAGCAACTCTGGCGCTCCCCGAGCGGGGCGCTCAAGGGCCGCCCCGTGGTGGTGGCTCCGGTGGAGGCCCCCACGATCCACCTGGGCGGCGTGACGAACCCCTTCGAGGGCAACCCCGCCGTCGCCACGATCGTGATCAACAAGCCCTGGGATGTGGCGATCACGGTCACGCATACCACGACCGCAGGCACCGCCGTGGCGGGGACCGACTACACCACCACAAACGGGACCGCGACGATTCCGATCGGCGCGACCTCGGTGACGGTGCCCATTCCCACGCTCGAGCGCGCGGGCGACCAGGGGACGCGCACGTTCACCGTCACGCTGAGCTCGCCGTTGGCCGGCGCCACGCCCCTGGCCACCACCGCGGGGCGGAGCCTCGCCACGACGGTGAGCATCTACGACAGCGCCGTGCCGGTGGGCGACCATGGGTATTTCGAGACGCTGATCAACCGCAGTGACTACTGGTGCGGGCTGTCATTCCGGCCGGTGGCGGGGCGCCCCCAGTTCTTCGCCTCGGGGCCCCATGCGGGGAAGCCCGACCCCTACTACGCGGAGCAGCTCTTGGCCAACAACGCGGGCGGCTACCAGCAGACACCCGCGACCAGTTTCACGTACAACCCGGCGGGCGACACGGACGCACAGAAGCAGGACGCGGCCCAGTTCCGCATCGGGGCATGGAACCGGGTGGTCTGGACCGGGGTGCTGACGCAGGACCTGCTGCCGGGCGCTATGACGCTCTTCGTGTCGGAAGCGCCACAAGGGGTGCGCCACCTTCGCTTGAACGAGGGCCTGCCCAACGAGGAGATCATCTGCGTGGACTCGGCCGGGAGCGTGGCGGCCGGGTACACGATCCTGAACCGCGGGCTGTTCGGCACCACCGCGCAGACGCATGTGGCCGCCACCACGCAAATCCGCCGCTCGACCAACAATCTTCAAGACCAGGTCCGGTTTCCGCTCAATGCCACCGAGGGGAACAGCTACTTCTTGGTGTGGGACCTGTACCTGACCAATTCATTCGATTCGGTGCGCGGCACTGGGCTGACGTACAAGGCCTTCCAATTCCAGGCGCCGCGCCCCCCGAGCGGACTCTGGCACGAACCACGCATCGGGTTTGACGGGGGCTCCACGTCCGGGAACCCGATCACACGGCCCGCGGACTGGACCGGGACCGCACCCCAGATCGGATCTGTGAACACGCGCACCTACAGCACCAGCAACGATGGGACGGCCTGGTCTCCGGATACGACGGTGCTCGGCCCTGGGACCATCCGCGGGGGCGGCGACGCCATCGCGCCGCAGGCAGGGCGGTTCACGTTGGAACGTGGGCGGTGGGTGCGCTGGATCCAGCGGTTCGATATCGTCCCCGGCGACTACGGCTACCACTCGAGCTGGATGGCCGACAGTACGCGGGGCGTCGTGCCCATCCACACCGACCTCCGCGTCAACGTGCGGACCCTGACGGGAACCTCGGCACCCCAGTTGATCCAGCAGTGGTGGGTGGAGTTCAACACGTCGTCCGACCGGAACTGGCGGGGTGGGAACCATGACCTCGTCGCGTACATCCGGAACTTCGTGGCGTTGCAGGCGCCCCTGGGCACCGCGGACTGGGCGCCACTCTTGACCGCCCCGAGCTAACGCCATGTCGCTCATCCAGCAGACGCCCGTCGGGGCCAACGCCGGCCTGGCCACGCTCACCTTGACCTTCCCCGCCCCCCTGACGGCGGGGTCCACAGTGGTGGTGGCGGTGGCCCAAACGGTGGCCGCCTCCGGGCGGACCTACAGCATCCCCGGGCACACCACCGCGATCAGCCACATCCCCGGGCGGGGCGCTGCGGTGCTGTACCTCCACGCGATTGCTGGGGGCGGCACCACGGTGGCGGTCACGCAGGCGGGGGGTAGCGTCCAGAACTACCAGGCGGTGGCCTACGAGGTGAGCGGGCTGGCGGCGGTGCCCCCGCTGACCGATAGCTACACGACGCCGGCCGACCAGGCGCTGCAGCCGTGCGGGGCTGTGGGTGTGACGACGACCGGCCCGGCGTTCATCGTGACAGCCACGGCGCTGTCGAGCACCACCACGAACCGGAGTGCCGCGTCGGGCTTCTTCGGCCAGATCGGCACCACCAGCCAGGCGTACTTCCAGTACCAAGACGCCGCCGCTGCCGTGAGCCTCGAGACCGCAACGTGGTCGATCACGGGCGGTACGAACCGGACAGGTACGTCCGTGATCGTGGCGTTTGGCGAGAGCAGCGGCGGACCTGGCGGGGCGGCCTCCTGCTGCTGGTCCGACGGCGACTAGTCGCACCTTTCCCCCTTCTCCGGACTCCCTCCCCTATGGCCAACGCCCTGTACCCGAAGTTCAAGCAGGCCTGCTTGAGCGGCAACGTCAACATGACCACGAGCGACGTGAAGGCGATCCTCGTGGACCTCGCCGACTACACCTACTCCGCCGCGCACGAGTTCCTCTCGGACGTGCCCGCGGCCGCGCGTGAGGAGATCAGCGCCGCCCTGGGGAGCAAGACGCTGACCGACGGCACCTTCGACTCCGCGGATCCCTCCTGGCCGTCCTCGGCGGGCGATCCGGTCGAGGCCGTGATCCTGGTCGTGGGCGATACCGCCACGCCCGCGACCTGCCGCCTGGCCGCTTTCTACGACACGGGCGTCACCGGCCTGCCCCTCACCCTCAACGGCGGCAACGTCACCGGCACGGTCAACGGCTCCGGCTGGTTCTCGCTCTAGGCCATGGCTGACGACATCACTCTGAACCCCGGCACGGGCGGCCCCGCCGTTGCCACCGACGACATCAGCGGCAGGCACTACCAGCGGGTCAAGGTCGCGCACGGGGCTGACGGGTCCGCGACCGACGCCTCAGCCGCCAGCGGTTTCCCGGTCCTGCTCCAGGCCGCGCCCCTCGACTTCGCCCCGCATTACTCGGGCGCCTCGAGCGCGGCACAGCGCGCCGCCGCGGTCGACGAGGGCGGGTCACTGGTCGCGCGGGCCACGGTCCTGACCGACGAGGGCACGTTCAGGGCCAACTTCGCCAATTCGTCGCTGGCCGTCGCCATCGGCTCGGTCACGATCTCCGGGGCGACGGTGACCGGCAGCGGGTTCCTGGGCGTCGACCTCCACCTGAACGACTACTTCAAGTTGGATGCGGACGGCGAGTCGGCGTGGGTGCAGATCGAGAGCGTCGACAGCAACACCCAGCTCACGCTGGTGGCGAGCTACGTCGGCGGGTCGAGCGGCAACGCCTCGCGCGCCCTGGTGCGCCCCTACACCGGCTCGGGCGGCTCCCTGTCGGTGGCCTCGGGCCAGCTCACCCTCACCAGCGGCACGACCAACAGTGCCATCACCGGCGTGGCCCGCCTGCTCGACTACGCCCCCATCGTCGCCCGGGCCCGGGCGTCGGTCAGCCAGCGTATTGCGAACCAGGAAGTGCATGTGGGTTTGGAGGAAGACGCGGCGACCCCCCGGTGGTTCGCCCGCTTCCTCCTCTCGGGCACCGTCAACACCACGGTCATCTGCGAAACGGGACGCAACCCGACCGGCGCCCCCTCCGCGAGCGAGACCGAGCAGACCACCGTCACGCTCCCGGCCCTCGCCACCACGGCGACCATGCGCGACTACCGGGTGGAGCTGCTGACGGAGAGTGTTCGGTTCTACATCGATGGGGCGTTCGTCGCGGAGCATGTGCTGGTGGTCCCCGCCCAGCACGACCCGATGCGGCACCATGTGGAAGTCCGCAACATCACGGGCGCGGCCAGCTCCACGACGGTCACCATTGATTACCTGACCGGCAAAAACCATAACAAATTGGAGGTTGGCGTCACCTCCGACACCGAGCGCATCGTGGCGGCGGCTGTGCCCGCGCAGATGGTTCGCTACGGCCCGCAGGCGGGGGTGATCGCGATCAACACGGACCTTGTGGTGATCGACTGCAGCCAAGTGCGGGCGCTCTCCATTCACATGGTCTCGCTGGGCACCACGGGTGTGGTGACTCCGGCGTGGTCGAATGACCTCACGAACTGGGTCACCGCCACGAACCTGACAGAGGCAGGCGCGACCGGCACGACCATCCCCAATGGGGCCTTGCGGTACACCAACGTCATCGCGCGCTACTTCAGGCTGCGCCTGACGACGGCGACCACCGCCGGGACGACGACCATCGTGGTGGCGGGGATGCAAGCCCCATTCGTCCCTATCGTCACGACCCAGCCTGTCTCTGGCAGCGTCGGGGTGACGGGCGGATTGCCCTCCGGAAACAACGTCATCGGCGACGTGACCATGACCTACCGAACCACCGCAGCGGGTGGGGGTACGGTCACCTCGATCAACTGCCCGGCTACGCCAGTCGCGCAGACCATCAAGGGGTCGGCTGGGAGGTTGCTTGGGTTGTATCTCGTCAATACGAACGCCGCCATCCGCTACCTGAAGGTCTTCAACATCGCCTCGCCCACGCTCGCCTCCTCCGCGGCGACGATGCGCGTGCCGCTCCCGCAGAACCAGCCGGTGTACATCAGCCTCGAAGGCGGCATGGCGTTCAGCACGGCCATCACCTGCGCCGTCTGCGCGACGGCCTCGCTCACGGACGCGACCGGCGCCGTCACCCTGGACGATGTGACCGGCTTCTCCGTCCACGCCTAGCCCATGCTGCTCTGGTCGCTGAATCTCGGCGCGGGGGCGGGGGATGTCCTCACGCTCCCCGCGATCGCGAGCACGGCGACGCTGGCTGCGCCTACCGTCACGGCGGGGACGGCCACGCTCACCCTCCCCGCGCTCGCGTCGGGGGCGGTGCTGCGGACGCCCACCCTGGCGCCGGGCACGGTCGCCCTGCCCCTCCCGGCCCTCGCCACCACCGCAGTGGTGCAGGCCCCCACCGTCGCCCCCGGGACGGCCACGCTCACGCTGCCGGCGATCGCCAGCAGCGCGGCGCTCTTCACCCCCACCCTCGCCCCCTCCCTGGGGCTCCCCACCCTCACCAGCGGCGCCGCCCTCGGGGCGCCGACCCTCACCCCCGAGGCGGCCAGCCTCACCCTCCCCCTCCTGGCCGCCGCCGGCGAGCTCTTCCCCCTGGCCGTGCGGATCCCGGGCGCCTGGTTCACGCGCGCGCCGGCCACGGCCGGCGCGTGGGCCCCCCTCGACGGCCCCACCGCCGCCACCTGGGCGCCCCGCCCTGATCCCGCCACGACGGAGTGGACCCCCCGATGACCTTCCTCGAGCTCCAGAACGAGGTCCTGCTCTACCTGGACGAGCTGGACGACACGGATGTCACCCGCACCGTGGTCAAGCAGGCCCTGAACCAGGCCCACCGCCAGCGCTGCGCCGAGCAAGACTGGCCCTGGCTGTTGGCCTCGCCGCCCGTGTACCAGACCCTGGACGCGGGCACGCGCGCCCTGAACCTCCCCACCGACTGCCACCGCGTGCAGCGCCTCTCGAACCTGACCCGGGGTTGGGAGTACGAGGAGGTGCCGGCCCCCAACACGCACGCCTACCCCGTCCCCTCCCCGACCAACGACCAGGTGCGGCTGTTCCAGATCCGGGGCGAGTCGCCCCGCAGCCTGGTGTTCTTCGCGCCCCAGGCGGCCGACGAGATCGAGCTGGCCTACTACCGCACCCCGTCGGCCTTGGTGGCCGACGCTGATCTCCCCCTCCTGCCCGCCGCCCACCACGACCTCCTGGTCTGGGATGCGCTCCTGCGCATGAAGGCCTACCACAACGACGCCGAGGGCTTCCCCGCCTTCCGGGAGTTCCAGCGCGAGGCGCATGAGGCGCTCGTGTTCGCCTACGGGATGGGCAGCCACACGCTCGCCGGCCAGCCCACCTACATCCGGTTCATTCCCTGATGCCCGGCATCCGCGAAACCTTCCGCTCGTGGGTCGGGGGCGTGATTACCGCGCTGCGCGCGGAGGATCTCCCCCAGGAGTCCAGCCCGCGCGGCCGCAACAGCACCCTGCTCGGTGCGGGCTTGGGGCGCGCGGTCGTGGGCAAGCGCCGCGGGGCCTCGGTGTTGCTGCCGGCCGCTGAGGCCCTGGGCACCTTGAGCCCGACGCCCCTCACCACGGCCACGGTCCACAGCCAGCACGCCTATCGGCGCGTCTCGAGCGGCGCCTACACCTACACCCACCTGGCCGCGGTGAAGGAGAGCGGGGACCTCTACACCGTGACTCCCGCGGGCGTCTCCACGCTCCTCAGCGCGGGGGTGTTCGGGGTGAACGGCCCCGCTCCGGGGTGGGTGACGTTCAAGAACCGCGCAATCGCCCTGGCCGGCAGCGTCCGGAAGAAGGTGCTCGAGCTCTCGGGGAGTCTCGTGGTCCAGAACCTGGGGATCGCGCGCCCGCCCGCGCGCGCCGCCACGAGCTTCAACTGGAACGCCACCGCCGGCGGGTCCGGGGTGATGACCGGCGACTACGAGCTCGCGCTCACGTTCTGGAACGACACCGCCCAGACCGAGTCCAGCCGGAGTGATGGCTACACCGTGACCGGCGCCAGCGCCGACCAGCTCACGGTGACCTGGGCCACCTCGCCCGACACGCAGATCACCCACGTCCGGGTCCACATTCGGAAGATCGGCACCAACGTCAACTTCCTCCGCGTCACGGCCGGCACCGGGTACGTGGCGGGGAAGGGCGTGCCGATGGCGACCGCCACCACCGTCCTGGACCTGAGTGACGCCACGATCCTGACCTTCGAGGCCTCCCCCGACAGCGCCGAGTATGACCCACCGGCCCCCACCGAGAATCTCTTCGGGGGCTTGATCCACGGCGGTCGCCTCCTCGCCTGGAGCAAGACCGGGATCTACTGGTCGCGCTTCGACGAGCCAGAGCAGTTCGACCCCGAGCACTACGAGCCCGTGGCCCCCGACGACGGCCAGGAGCTGGTCGCCTGCCACCCGATCAACGAGAACCTGGTCGCGGTGTTCAAGCGTCGCGCGATCTACGCCCTGGCCGGCACCGACCCCAACGCGTGGGAGCTCTCGATCCTCGATCCGAGCGTGGGCTGTGTGGCGCCCGACAGCATCGTGACCGTGGAGGGCAAGACCTACTGGTGGTCCGAACTGGGGCCCATGATGTGGGACGGGACCGGGGCGCCGATCCAGCTCGGCTACCAGCTCTTGCGCGACACCATCGACCCCAGCCAGACCAATCCCGCGAAGTGGGCCGGCATCGTGGCCCATGTCGATCCGCCTCGGCAGCAGGTCGTGTTCTGGATCCCCACTGTCGGCTCCCTGGTCAACGACCGGGGCCTGCCCTTCAACTACCGCCTGGGCGTGTGGGAGAGCGACGGTTGGGATCCCCTCGACGTGGCCAGTGCGGTCACGGGGGAGGACGAGGGCGGGCGCCCGGTGGTCATCCTGGGCGGCGTGTACGGGCGCTGCTACCTCTGGTGGGACAGCGACACCGATGGCGCGCGCCTGATCGACCCGGTGCTGGCCACCTCGGGGCTGCTCTCGGGGAGCGTGGCCTCGGTCAGCGGGGATCGCACCACCGTGTACGTCAGCGCGGTCACCGCGGCGATGCAAGGCCACCAGATCACGCTCGCGGCCGCTGATGCGGCGTTGGTCGTGGCCCGGATCACCACCGTTGGCGGTGGTGGGGGGCCGACCTACGCCCTGGTGCTGGACCAGGCCCTGCCGGTGGGCTTCACCCCGGCGACCTACATCATCGACCCGAGCTTCAGCCTGAGCGGGGTGGTGAGCGCGGCGAGTCTGGTGAGCGGGAATGTGCGCCTGACGGTCCAAGGCGCCATCTTCGATGCCGACTTGGCGGGCCATGCCTACGCCTACCTGGACGGGGACACGCCCACCGCGCAGCGCCGGCGGATCGTGGCCGTAGGGGTAGGCGCAGGGGGCGAGTCCTGGGTGGACGTGTACCCCACCCTGGACTACGCCGCGGCCGATGCCGTGGGCCGTGCGTTGACGATCGCGGGGCCGTGCTTCAGTTGGGACACGCACTGGAGCGACAGTGGCGACCCCTTTCGGAAGAAGCGCTACTACCACACCCACCTCGCGGCCCTCTCGAACGGGGGCACCGCAGACACACGCCTGGACGTGTTCACCAGCTATAGCCTGGACACGCCGACGCGCACCCGGGTGTACACCGTGGACACGGGCGGGGCGCTCTGGGATACGGCCACCTTCGACACCGCCGTGTTCGGCGGACTCGAGGCGCGCCAGACCTTCCGCACCGCCGTCGGCCGACTGGCGAACAGCTACCGGCTGCGGGTCAGTAACTGCGCGCCGAATCGGCCCTTCGTCCTGCTCGCTCTGGGCATGGATGTCTCGGCCGCGGGGGATCGCCGATGAGGGAGACCCGGATTCCCGAAGCGCGCCTGCCCTTTGGGCGGAGCCAACTGGTCACGGTCACCACCCCCAGCACCGCCAACGCCGAGTTCGCCGTCCCCCACGAGCTCCCGCCCAGCCGCGCGCAGGAGGTGCAGTGGCTGGTGGTGGACAAGGACCGCGCCGTGGACTGCTACCGATCGCGCCGTACCTCCGGCGTGCTCTACCTGAAGGCCACGGTCGCCAGTGCCGTCGTCACCCTCCTCCTCTTCCTGCCCCGTGAGGCCTCCGATGCGTAAGGTTCTCTCCGCCCTCGCCCTGCTGCTGGCGCTCGCGCGCCCCGCCCAGGCCCAGCTCAACCTGGCCTACACCAGCTTCGCGCCGCAGAGCACGATCTCATCGGCCCAGTTCACGAGCAACTTCACCAACATCAACGACAAGGCGCTGAACCGCTACGCCCCCGTCCTGCGGGCCACGTTGGCCGTGGACACCACGGCCAGCTACGACCTGGGCAGCACGAGCCTGCGCTTCCGCGATGGGTGGTTCTCCCGGGATGTGGCGGTCGGGGGCGCGCTCACGGTCGGGACCGCGACGGTGACGACCCTGACCTGTACAGGGTGTGTGGCCGCTACCCAGATCGCCACCGATGGGGTCGATGCGGCTGAGATCGCCGCCAATGCCGTGGGCGCCAGTGAGTTGGCCGCCACCGCCGTGGCCGCCGGGAGCTACGGTTCGACGACCGCGATCCCCACGTTCACGGTGGACGCCGACGGGCGGTTGACGGCGGCCGGCACCACGGCCACGTCCGCGCTCACGGGGATCGCCGAGAGCGGGATCACGGACGGGAGTGTGCTCGCGCGTGTGGGCGCGACCGAGTCGATCACCGCCGCGTGGACGTTTTCAGGTACGCCCAGCATCGCCAACGCCTCGCCGATTCTCAACTTCGCGGAGTCGGGGGTGGCGGCCGATAACGGCAAGTGGCGTCTGGTGGGTGACGGGACGCAGTTCGGGGTGCAGGCGCTCAACGACGCGGAGAACGTTGCTGTCTCGGCGTTGCTGTTCTCGCGCAGCGGGACCACCGTGACCACGGCCGCGCTCACGGCCACCAACATCACGCTGACGGGCGCCGTGTCGGTGACGGGGACCTCGACCCTGGGCGTGGTCAACGCAGGCGCGGTCACGGGGACGAGCCTCACGGCCTCCACGGGGAACCTTACCGTCACGAGCGGGAACATCGTGCTCTCGGGGACCGCGCCGACGGTCTCGAACGGGAACGGCGAAGGGATCCAGACGAGCAATAGCGCGAACACCCTGAGCTTGTTTGCCAACAGCTCCACCCTGTCCTTCACGGGCGGGACCTTCGTCCCCACGGGCGGCGGGATCCAACTCGGCAGCACGGTGGATCGCTGGTCGATCATCTACCTGACGAGTGCCCCCGATGTCAGCTCCGACCGGAACCTGAAGCAGGACATCGCCACGAGCGATCTGGGGATCGAGTTCATCGACGCCCTGAAGCCGGTGAGCTACCGCCTGGTGGCGGACCCCGCCACGCGCCGCTACGGGTTCATCGCGCAGGATCTCCAGGCCCTGGGCTTCCCCGCGGTCTCGGTGGGCAAGGACGGCCGCCTGGGCCTGCGCTACGAGGAGCTCATCGCCCCCACCGTGCGCGCGCTGCAGGAAGTCCACGCCGAGGTCCACCTCCAGCAGCAGATCATCCTCACCCTGAACGCGCGCATCAAGGCGCTCGAGGCCGCCGCCGGAAAGCGGGCCGAGTGATGGCGACCGCCGAGACCTACCTCGGGGCGGCCCTGGCCGCCATCACCGCGGCCCTGTTCGGGATCTTCTCCTGGGCCTGGAACCTGGCCCAGCGCGTGACCGCGCTCGAGGCCACCTCGAAGGCCGCCGCCGACGTGGCCGACCGGCTCTCGGATGGGCTGATCCGCCTCGAGGGCAAGATCGACCGCCTCACCGCCTACCTCCTGGAGCGCCGCGATGGCCGAACTGACTGAGGCGATGCTGGACCGCCTCCTCGCCCACGAGGGCGGGCTGGTGGACCACCCGCGAGACCCCGGCGGGCTGACCAAATACGGGATCTCCCAGCGCGCCTACCCCCACCTGGACATCCGCGCCCTCACCCCCGCACAGGCCAAGGCAATCTACCGCAGCGACTACTGGGAGAAGCCGGGCTTCGGCGCCATCCCCGACCCGCGCTTGGCCGAGCAGGTCTTCGACATGGGGGTCAACGCCGGCCTGGGCCGCGCCTTCCGCCTCCTCCACCGCACCATGCGGACCCCCGAGGCCCCCACCTGGACCCCCGCGCTGCGCGCCGCCCTGGACGCCGCGGTGGACTGGACGGGCTACCGGGAGCGCTACCTCGAGTTCCGGCTCCGGTACTACAAGGCCCTGGTGGGGAAGAAGCCCAAGCTGGGCGTGTTCCTCAAGGGCTGGACGAGGCGGGCGACGGCGGTCGCCCGCGGTTGACGGACCACCCCCGAAAGGGGTAGACTAGAGGGGATCGGCCATGCCGATCCCCCTCCCCCCGCATGACCCCCTACGCCTACGCCGAAGTCAACGCCCTCCGTCCGACCTTCCTCACCCTCATGGCCGAGGTGCGCCGCGCGTACCCCCAGGCCTGGGCCGACGCGCACCGCGTGCCGGGCGCGCGCGGGGACCTGTTCGCCCGCCTGGTCGCCCGGGAGGGCCAGCTCCGGGGCCACCGCGTGGGGGTGAACGCCAAGCGCGGGAACCTGGGCGATCTCAGCCAGGACTGCATCGTGTTCCCCGTCCTCGCCGGCGGGGCCGGGGATGCCAGTGGCCGGTTCCCCAGCGTGGTGATCATCGACTTCATCGCGAGCGCCGGCACCTCCGCCGCCGACCTCGCCTGGATTGACCAGACCGGCCCGACGATCACGGCCGGCACCCGCGGCGGCTTCGTCGATCCCCGGGTCACCCACGAGGAGCTGGGGACCGGGGGCACGCCCATCGTCCCCCCGCCGGTCGTCACCCCGCCGCCCGTGGTGACGCCGCCGGCGGCACCGTGCCAGTTCAGGGTGGACACGCTTACCCCCCTCCGCCTGGCCGAGATCCAGGAAGCCCTCTCCCGCCTCGAGACCCGGCAGGAGACGCTCTTCGAACAGCAGACCAAGCGCCTGTTCGGGGAGGGCCCCGGGCAGGAGCCCGGCATCGCTGACCTCGTCATCGCCTGGCTCCAGAACAACCGCATCCGCGTGAAGTTCTGACAGGTTTCCCTACCCCATTTCTGCCACACCGGAGGGCCCATGACCCTGCGTGGGATCGAACTGCAGCCCGGCGATGTCCTGCTCTACCAGGGGCGCGGCTTCTTCTCCTGGGCCATCCGGGTGAAGACCTTCTCCCCCGTCTCTCATGTCGAGCTCTACGCCGGTGACGGGCTGGCCTTCGCCTCCCGTGACGGGGAGGGCGTGGGGACGTACCCGCTCCGGAAGGACGACCTCTACGCGATCCTCCGCCCCACCGTCCCCTTCACCGAGTTCGAGTGGGACGCGCTGGTCAAGGTCCAGGCCCACTCGATCGGCCAGGCCTACGACTGGTGGGGCCTGTTCGGCTTCTTCCACCCCGACACCGGTGTGGACGGCACGAGCAAGGCCTTCTGCTCCGAGCACATCGCCCGCCTCTTCAAGCTCGCCGGCCGGCCCCTCTTCGGCTTCGCCTACCCCTCCGACAAGGTCACCCCCGGCATGTTCCTCGCCTGCCCCCTCCTGGACACCATCTGGCAGGAAACGCGATGACCTGGAAACCCCTCCTCGCCTGGCTCGCTCGCGTGCTCGGGCCTGCGGCCCTCGAGCTCGCCGTGGGCAAGCTCCAGCCCAAGCCCCCCGCCCCGCCCCCGGATCCTCCCGCCCATGTATAACCCCTTCGGTGCCCTGTCCGAGCAGGACGACGATCCCCGCACGCAGAACTATGGCGTCCCGGGCCGCGGCCAGCTCCAACCGGTGGACGCTGGGGCTGCGCCCCAGCAGGCCCCCGCCTCCGCCACCAACTACCAGCAGCCCGCCGCCCCCTGGGCGCCGGCCCCGCCCCAGGCGGTGCCGAGCGGTCGCGACCAGCAGGACCCCACGAAGATGCAGGGGCCGGTGCCGTCGCAGACGGCGCCGATCAGCCAGGGCGGGCTCGCCGGCGCCAGCCAGCAGTTCATGGCCGACATCCAGCGGCAGACGCCGCAGGCGTCTGCGCCCCTCCCGGCCCCGTGGGACACGGCGCCCAGCCCGGCCGAGCGGGCCCAGGATCACCAGCAGCGCCCTCAGCAGGCCCAGGGCCTGGTGCCGGGGCAGGTCAGCTTCGGTCAGTTCGGGGCGAACGCGGCGCAGCAGAACCCGATGGAGTTCCGCGGGTTCAACGACGCCCGCGCGCTGGCCTCCGGTGATGACAAGTCCGCCAAGGACGCCTTCCGCCGGATCATCGGCGGGACCGGGATCGACGTGCGCGGCCTCGCGAAGCCCGACGTGGGCGCCAAGCTCGCCGCCGAGGTGGTGCCGGCCCTGGAAGCCGCGGGCTACCCCGCCCGGGTCAAGCCCGGCGAGTACGACATCATCGAGGTCTTCAGCAACGAGCGCGGCTGGGAGCCGATCGACGTGGTCCAGAACGCCGGCTCGGGCGAGGCCGCCTGGCAGTGGGGGGACCAGCCGGGCCAGGGCGCACCTCCCATGACCGGTCCCCTCAACGCGGGCCTCATGCAGCAGGCCGCGCAGGGCGCCGGGGCCGAAGAGATGGCCATGGCCGAGAGCCTGGGCATCGACACGTCCCACCCCCTCTGGAAGCAGATGTTCGCGGCCTGGTACAGCAACCAGCAGGGCATGGACCCGAGCGCCTTCGGCCTCACCGTCCCGCCCCAGAGCTAACCCATGAGCAGCTTCGCCGCCTACGGCACCCAGTCCAACCCCCAGCAGAACCCCGGCTTCCAGGCCCAGCAGTCCACCATGTACGCCGCGGCGCAGCCCCAGTGGGGCGCGCCGCAGGACGACGAGCAGGACCAGGCGCCGGCGGCGCCCGCCGCCCCGCGAACCCCCAAGGCCCAGGCCCCGCGCCCGCGCCAGCCGCAGGCCAGTCAGGGCGCCATCCCCGCGCCCGAGCCCACCTCCCCGGTCTCGTCCAACGGCAAGCTCTCGAGCGCCCCCGCCACCCCCTGGGGGCAGCCGGCCGCTCCGCGGCCGGCCTACCAGAGCGTCTTCACCCAGCCCCTGCGCGCGCCCGCAGCCCCCAACGCGCCGCACCAGTACCAGACCCAGCAGGCCGGGAACGCGAGCGAGCAGGTCCTCGGGCTGTACCAGCAGTCGTTCGGGCGCAGCGCCTCCCCCGCGGAGGTGCAGCACTGGATCACGCAGGTCGGCGGCGGGGCCCAGCTCACGCCCCAACAGCTCGCCCAGATCCAGGGGGAGTTCGCCAAGAGCCCCGAGGCCAAGGCCTACACCGGGCCGCGCCCGACCCTCCAGCCGGGCCAGTTCATCCCCGGCGTGACGCTGGGGTCGTCCTTGCAGGACGATCCGAACGGCGTCTTCCAGCCCGCCGCGCCCACCGACTTCCAGCCCGGCGCCATGGCCCCGCGGCCCGACGGCAGCGTGTACCAGGGCTACGACTTCGGGCAGTTCCTCCAGACCCAGATGGCGCCCCAGTACGGCGGCAGCCAGTTCACCCAGTTCCAGGGCCCGCAGCAGCAGCAGCTCGAGCAGATGGGCAACCAGCTCGTGCAGGGCCTGCTCGAGCGGCCCGATGCGGTGACCCAGGAGCAGGCCACCCAGATGAAGGCCCAGCAGCAGGAGCTGGTCAATAGCCGCGCGCTGGAGAACCGGGCCCAGCTCGAGGGCAACCTCTCCGCCCGGGGCCTCTCCGGCAGCGGGGGCACCGCCGCCGCGGGCGGGCGCCGGATTGCTGACGACGCCGCCAGCACCCTGGCGGGCGCGTATCGGGACATCGACCTCAAGGCGGCGGGGCTGAACAACCAGAGCCGCCGTGACGCGGCCAGCACGGTCTCCAACTACCTCACGGGGCAGATGGGCCGGTCCACCCAGGGGTACGGGGCCACGCTCGCCGGCGAGGGCGCGCGCGCCGATGACGCACGCGCGGTGGCCGACAGCGGCCAGCGGAACGCGGCCTTCGGGCTCGCGGGGCAGCAGTTCACCTTCGACCAGCAGAACGCGCGCGCCGCCGATGCGCGCGCCGCGGCCGGGTCGCAGAACGACGCCTACGGCTTCGACCAGGGCATGGGGCTCGAGCGGGACAAGCTCGCGCTCGGCGGCTACATGGGCACGCGCGGCCTGGACATCGACAGCACCAAGGTCCAGAACCAGAACGACCAGTTCAACCGGGGCATGGGCTTCGACTTCCTCCGGTTCCTCGAGGACAAGTGGCAGGGCCGCGCGGGCATCGACCTGCAGGACCGGCAGTTGGCGCAGCAGGGCGGGCAGTTCGACCGGCGCCTCGCCCTCGACTACGACAACCTCAACTCCGACCGCGAGATGAACTTCTACAACTGGCTCCAGCGCCAGCAGCAGGGATGAGGCGATGAACCAGAAACTCAAGGCCCAGTTCGGCGACTTCGGCGCCTACGGCACGATCGCCAACCGCAGCCCCTACGTCGGGATGCAGGCCCCCCAGCAAGCCGTGGCGGGCACGCGCCCGGGCGTGGGCTGGGGTGCGGCCGCGGCCTCCGCGGCGGGCGCCGCCCCGCCGTCGGGCTGGGCACAGGCGGGCCAGTTCGCCGCCTCCCCCACGGGTGCCGCGCTGATCAACGCTGCCGGCGGCTACCTCGTCAGCAAGGGCCAGGAGGAGCAGGCCGAGCGGGACCGGCAGGCCATGCTCGCCCGCACCCAGCAGGACGCCCGACTGCAAGTTGCACGCGATCTGCAGTCCCGTGCAGGTGCAGGCATCGCTCCCCTGGGCGAGGCCCAGACGTTCGCCAACCGCCGGATGCTCGAGGGCGCCGTCGCCTCCAAGCTCTTCG